AGCTGTACACCGGGAGTTTTCTTCTGGCTGGACTCGACGATCTCAAAGCCAGCGATGGTCCACAGGTAGTGGCCAATGGGGAACGGCTTTGGCTTTTCGATGTCGCTGGTTTTCTTACCGAGAAGATGGGAAAGATCGGCCATGGTAGGCTCCTTACGTTTTGGGTTGTTGCGAGGCGTTGTGCCTCATGGTATTGCTGGCTAGGCAGTCAGCTGCCGTAGCCGGGTTTATTCCCTCCGGAGGGTTGGGAATTCTTTTTGGGCTTGTAGTCCGGGTTAGGGACTGCGCCCTTGGCGAGGAGCATGAACTCCGCGTATGCCGTTTCGATGGGCCAGGACTCGGGAAGTTTGTCAACCGGGACACTGGCCTTGGTCTCGATGCTCTGTATTGGGACAGGGGATATTATGCGTTTGGCAGACTTCCCGCTGCCTTTGGTCGTAGCGTTGAGGATCGTGTTGAAGTAACGCGGCAGGGTTGTGGAAAGGGCTTTGCCGACAGCAGAGGGGTAGCCTTTCATTACGCCGTTTGCCATTTCGATGAAGTTGATGTGGCTGAGTACCATCACGTTGCATTTGATGTCCTCGCTGCATAGCCATTGGATGAGGCCCTCTACGAGTCCTTGTGCTTGTCCCCAATCCTGAATCTGGGGCGGCTCGAACAACCTGCCGTTGAGATGGAGGACTTGGAGCATGGCGGCTTTGGAGGCCATGGTGAGGGAGTCGGTTACGAGGAAGGTGTCTTCACCCCACTCCTCAGGCTTTCCCCAAAATTCTTCCGGATCGGAGTTGGGGATTTTGCCGGACTCGAGGGCCTTGAGACCATCAGCCCAGGCCTTGGGGTTGCCCTTGGGGATGACCCTGCCGTTGACGGTTTTGAATTTGTTGGAAAAGGTGGCGTACTCGATGTTCTCGAGAAGCTCGGGTACGTCCTTGAGGGCCTCTTGGAGGTAGTCAAGACCACCATCGAAGTCCAGGATTTTGAGCTTGTAGCCTGCCCGGACAAGGGACTCGAGGGCGCCGGTTTTACCTGTGCCGCTATCGCCGATGACCATGAGCTTGATCGGGGAGATAGCTGTGCGCTGGGAAAGTTTTGGCATTAGGGGATTCCTTACGTTGGTATATGGTTTATATGATAGGGGATTGTATATACCGTGTCAACTACTCCCCGCTAACTATCTTCATAACCTCGGCTTTGGCCCTTGTGATTTTCTGGAGGTAAGTGTGGCGCTTGTCCGCATCGGACTCCAGTGCTGCTTGTTCCGCACCGATCTGGATACGGTCGAGGTGGTCGAGGATTTCTGCTGCATGATTTTTGACGGAATCCCTTTTACATGCATAGGCAGTGGCCTCAATCAGGGCGGACTCCAAATCTCCTACGAGTCTGGAAGTCCCCATGTGCATGAATTGGGGCTGACTAGGAAGTTCCAAACACTTGAATTGGAGACAACGTTTGGAAAGCTCCTTGCAGGTTTCGTTGAGTTGATCTTTCTCTTGCTGATTCATGCGGGGTTCTCCTCGCGGTCGATGGATGGGTCCCAGATCCTGACGTGGAAGTGATCACGAATGATGTTGTCACGCAGGCTTGGGGGTGTGCGGCAAACATCACGGAAGGGACAGCCTCCGTACTTGTCGCAGCTTTTGTCGTTCATTGGGTAGTGGCCAAGGCGAGCGTAGGTTTTGGCGGTTTCGATCCAGAGCTTGGTGTCCTCAATCCATTCCTCCAGGTTTTCCTTGGACTTCGTAACGAAGCCTCGTTGGAAACGGTTGAAGTGAACGGCTGTTTGGATGCCATCGATGATGACTCCGGCGATGGGTTTGCCCAGCACTACGTTGCCCCCGATTGTATAGAGGGTCATCTGGTTGTCCGGGTTGAAATTGTCGAAGAACTGGGGGCCAAGGCTGGCAGTGGTTTTGTAGTCCTTGACGTAGAAACGGTTGAGGTATTCCACGAGGTGGTCGAAGTGTCCGCCGAGGCTGAACTCGATACCTTCTTCATCCGTGTGAAAGTGGAAGCGGAAGGTTAGCTCAGCGGCGGGTTTGCCATTGGCCAGGAGGACAGTCTTGGCCGGGTCCGGCTTGAAGCCCAGGTCGTTGAAGTGATCAAGGTGCCATACGATAGCTCGGCACAGGGCGTAGAAGCCCCGCTCCTTTTTGACCGCTTGATAGAGGTTGCCATCGTTATCGACGTAGGCCTCGATGCCAGCGGCTAGGGCCTCGTTGAGGGAGACGTCATGGCTGAGGCCTTCGGCAATGCGATAGTGGTAGATCTGCATTGCCCTGTGGAACGCTGTGCCGAAGACTAGAGGGTCTTTGGGCTTGTTGGACTGGAGGCCGCAGATGACCTGATAAAAATACTTCATCGGGCATTCTTTCAGAGTGCCTAGGGAGGTTGAATCCCAAAGCGTCTGAAGGAGCGGGTATTCGGCAGAGCCAAAGCTACCGTTGCCATCAGTGGCGATTAGATGATGCATGGAGAATTCCTCTCAATACGAAGTTATAGGTCGCCGAGGCCAAGGTCGTCCAAGGTGAGGTTTTTGGTCCCGCCACTCTTGATGGCTGCCTTGGCGTTGGCCGGCTTACCTTTGGTCTTGGCCTGCTTGTCTTCTTTGGCGAAGATCTCGCGGGTTTCACGGAGGTGGGCAATGACTACGGCCCGGTCTTTGGATTCCCATTCGAGGGGGTCACGGTTGAATAGTTCGTTCAGGGTTGGGTCGAGTCCCTCGGGGAGGTCGACTTCTACACCAGTGCGAGACATAAGAAAGCTCCTACTTGATCTCAAGTTTGTTGGGGTTGAATTGAAGTTGAGGGTTTTTGCCCTCTTCGATTGCATCGACGAACTGCTCTACGAGGGAGCGGATAATCGCGCTGTATGCAATGTTGGGATAATGCTGGCGGAGTTTCTCGATGTCACCAGCGCGGAAATTAATGAGGCGTTTTTCATAATCTTCGCTGTAGCGAGGCATGAGTTTTACTCCGTCGGTTCGTTGTCATGGGGCGCCTGGACCTTGCGGACGATCCACACTTTGTGCTCGGGGTCCGTGGGGCAGGTGCGGAAGATGAGGAAGTCGTAGCTGTTGTCTCCATATTCGCGCAGGCCACGGCGGCAGAAGTTTAGTTCTTGCTTGAGGCGGGTGGCGTCGGTTGTTTCAACCTCGATACCCATGTCGGTTTGCAGAGCCTGGTCAAGGACACCTTGGAGAAGGGTGTGAAGTTGCTTGCGATTGGAGACAGATTGCACGGGAGATTCCTCGTTGAGATTCTTTTGGGGAAGACAGACGGATAACGATCGATCGTTAGTTACTAGATTGAGCCTTAATTCGTGGAACGAATGCGACAACCTCTAGCCCGTCTGCCTTCTCCAAAAGAGGGGGCGGACCCCCTCCTCTGACAAGTTCGCTACGGGAGGCCGATATTAAATATCGACGTTCACGGATGCCATAGCATCGCGAGCCTTTTCCTCGGCGGCGATCAAGTCGCGAGCCTGGGCCATGAGGGTTTCCTTGTTGGCCTCGTAGTAGCTGTTGACCAGCTCGGTGAGTTTCTCGTTGCCCACGTCCTTGATCTTGACGCCTTTGTTCTGGATGGCGCGCTTGATCGCCTCGCGAGACAGGCTGAGGGCCTTGCGCTCAACAGGGTCGAGGCTAGTACCACCCCCGCCACCGCGCTTGGCGCCGAACTCGTAGTCCTTGATGTAGTCGCTGAATGCGGCTTGGAGTTTCTTGCCATCGGGAGCGTATTCGTTGCCCTCGGCTTCGGCTTCTTCCTTCAGTTTCTTCAGCTGACTGCCGAAGTTATTGCGCAGGTTTTCGGCCAGGGTTTGGTTCAGGACTGCGGCTTCGGACTCACTCAGAGGGTGACCTTCCGCAAACGGGGTTGGGACCTCAAGGGCAAAGCCCTGTACAGTGATTGACTTGGTTGGGGTGCCTTTTTGAATTTCCATGTTGTGACTCTCTTTGCTAGTTGATGATGGCCCTCGGGCCTGATGGGTTTTGTTACCCGGACTTTCATGGTATATGTTGTGGTGGTATGTGTCAAATGCTCCATAAGGGTTTTTTGGAGGAATTTAGGGTGCGTTGTGGGCGCGTGTGGGGCGCTACAAGCCTAAGTCGGCAAGGGTTAGGTTAGCCCCCGGCTTACTGCGTTGTCGGGGGCGTGTGTCGCCATGGGTGCGAATGTGTGCATCCACGTCCTGTGCCCGCCACCCAAAATGCCGTAGGAGGAACCGTTCCCGGTTGATGTACCATTGCCGCAACAGATTTTCTATTTCCGGCCACGGAGCCCACGGAGTGTTGTACTGGCGCGCAGTAGAAAACTCAACACGCAGGTGAGTCATTAGGCTGAACCGTGAAGGGTCATCCGGGTGGCGCTGGATGGAAATGGAGTTGGGGACAAGGGTTGGCATCAGAGTTCCTCGGCCTGGATCATAAATTGGTTGGAGAACGGGTCCTGTTTGTGGATGTAGAGGTACCACCGGCCGGTGGCCTCGTCTTGATGGATCTCGGGGTGGATGAGTTGGAACGGGTCACGGTGACGCTCGGGATTTTCCGGGTCGTCCTCGTACATCTTGATGTATGCCTCCCGCCAGTCTTTCTTCTTGGCAAAGATTTTCATCTTGATGGAGAAGGCCTGGGACTTGGACTCCATCGGTATGCGGATACCTCGTTCGGAATCCATGGCCCGGTTGAGCATCTCTTGGACCTCGGGGAAGCGGTTGGTTTTTTTAGGGTGTGGCATTGAGTAGCTCCTTAGCGTAGTCCTCGCTGATGAATGCATAGATTGCAGGAGGGCGTGAGTGGTAGTGGCCTTTGGCCGTGCGGATTACGGGCTTGTACTCATCGAAGGTTACGACCTCACACCAGTACCAGCGTCGGTATCCGCGGCGAGTGTAGTAGCCCCGCCAGCCTTCGTGAAGACCGGGCTCGGGTATGGGGATGTCGGGCAGGACGATGACGTTTTCGGCCATGACAGGCTCCTTAGTTGAAGAACAACAGGATGAAGAACGTGATTATTATTACGGCAAGGATTAGGTTTGTCCAGTCCTCGCCGCGCTTGTTACGCATATTGAATCTCCAAATCTTCAAGAGTATTGAAGATAGGGATGTTGTTGTGAATAGCATGTTCTCGTTCGGCTTTGGTTCCAGTAGAATGCTGCCAATTGGGAAGAAGAAGGACAGCATCGCAAGACTCCAAAAGGCGAATGTCACCCTTATGGTAAAAGGACTCCGGCATGTGGATGAGGTCCTCGAAACCCCCGGTGTTGAGGTGAGGGGTGATGGGGAAGAAACCCTGCTCGACAAGACGAACGGCGAAGAGCTTGGCGATCTCGCGATGAAGGTGACGGAGTTTTTCGTTGGGGTGCCAGTAGGGTCCAGCGACGTAGATATGGGCTCGGGGCCGGGAGTTCTTACTCTCGGGGGAGGTAGTAAATTCCGGGCTGGCGTCTTCCGGTGTTGCAGGAGTCCTGGAAGTGGAAGCCGGGCCACCTGCCTGAAGGCGTTCTCGATCGGGGCCAGATAGTGACGATACATCGATTGCCCGGCCTTTCATCGAGCATCTGCTGTATTGTTGTTTGCAGGCCAAAATCTCCCATGGCCGCTCCAAGCCACAAGAGCACCGGGATGAGGATGAGGGTTCCGGGGCCGGACTCGGATTGATAGTGGCGGAAAGGTTCTGAACACATATCATGCCCTCCGTAGTCTTGCGTCGGATGTAGTCTTGAGTTCCTTCGATTGGCTTGCCTGAACCTACTCGCTCGTTCATGGCATCGAGGAGTTTGGAGAGGGTGTTGAGCTGTTGTCGGATGTCATTCATCTTGGGTTCCTTCTATTTCTTTGGCCTCGGCCAGTGTGAGGACCGGTTGGAGGTTGTCGGGGTTGACGATGGGCTCGGCACAGCATGTGGATACTGGATCGAAGCCGTGGCCCTGCGGGGAGAAGTATTCCTCCAGTTTGTAGTCGCAGGGTTGGAGACAGTGGGAACATAGGAAGTGGCTCATGATGGAGGCTCCTTAGAGAGTTCGTAATCAATAATTGATTTAAGCTCTGGTATCAAAGCTACGATCTCAGAAGCAGATAGCTGCACGTACCCGGAATCGCAAGTGATCTGCACACAGACGCCACGGACATCTCCGCCATAAAACCGAGTTAAAGATTTATCGTTAATATTGCCAAGATTAGTGCTCATCGCCTGAGCCCTCCTATTTAGGCGGCTGCGGGCGGGTTAGGCCGGTGGGTTTCCAATGCGTGTCACCCGCGTCTCCCTTTCCGACATTTCTCCAGTTAATCGGCGCTATCCCGCGATCAGAACTACCCCAAAGCCCAGAACACCAAACGTTGCCGAAAATGTCAGCATCCCCCTCAGTCGGCAACCGATCCTCACACTTAACCCACTCGTCAGCCTGGGGCGCGGCGGGGGTGGAGAGTAGTTCGACCAAAGAATCACGAATTGCGGGCAACCCGCTCTCGTCCCACGAGGCAATAGCACCATTCAAGTGCCAGCCTGCAATGCCTTCTGACTCATCTATAATGCCAAGCTCATCTATGGCACCTTGAATGATTGTGTGCCATCCCTCCGGCACTCCCTGAGACTGGGGTGGGTGGGTTTCCAGCATGGCCAGAACAGTATCTACAACGCTTCCGCCATTTGGCACGTCAAGCTTTTCCGCTAAATGGAAATAGCAATCTGAAGCGGTGGTTGCGTCGCACGTTTCGCCATCCAGCATCCGGTCATCAACTATTGACTCCCATCGCTCTGCCAGGCTTTTCCAATGGTCTGCACGCTTACGCCAATACCCAGCATCTTGCTCAACGCTATTTTCGCAATCGCTACAAACGTGAGGCCTGCGGATTCCGTGCTCACAAGCCACAGCATCCCCGCCCTCCTGCTCGCGGGCTGCTTTGGATTTTAACTCGACCCTTGCCTTCTCCAAACTCCCAAGCAGGTTCATCTCCCGGTTGGGGATTCCGGAAGCGGAGGAAGCGTCGTACTCCGCATCGGCGTAGTTGGTGAGGTAGGACTCGATTTCGTCAAGGAATTCGGTGAGTTTGTCGGGGTTGTGTTTCATAGTGACTCTCCTGTTATAAGCATCCAGATTATTGCTCCAACAAACAACACTGGAAAGACAAGTGCAGGTACAGCCATCCAAGGATTTTGTCGGAGATTGAGGCAAATGATGATGACGTTGAAGGCTATGCATAAGCCGAGTACTGTCCCTGTAAATAGTCCCAATAGTTCGGTCATAGTGGTTCTCCTAATACCCGCTCACCCATCCGGACGATCTCGTCATGGAGGAAATCTTGAAAGGCACAGGTGTGATCGGCGTAGCCATGTTTGAGGTGGAAGAACTCCTCCAGTATAGTGGATGCCAGATACTGGGTGGAGTTGGCGAAGGCAAGGCGAGTGAGGATGATAGTGTCGTCCTTCGCCATACCTGCGAGTTCGCTGTCAATGTCTACGAGGCGGATGGGGTAAGTGTCCACCGGGTAGCCAAGGCGTTTGAGGTGGCTGATGCAACGGTCAAGTCGGGCCTGTTGAAGGGTGTCGAGTTCGAAGGGCTTGACGAAACGCGAATCAAGGGTGTCGGCCTGGACAGCACGGCGGGCGCTGGCGTTGAGGGCAATGGGGCGCTCCTTGATGGCCCGGTGTACTGCGTTTTTGAATGCGATGCCCGGCGAAACGAGGCCGCAGTCGAATTCAATGTGGCACTCCTCGGTGTCCTTGGGAGCGGTGATGACCTTGAAGATTGCGGCCTCGTCGGTGGAGGTAAGCCAGAAGTTTCGGAGGTTGGAACGGAGCGCCCAGATGGAGGACACGGTTCGGTCCTCGGTTAGGGGCAAGGGGGTCTGGATGTCGTAGAGGAAGAGGAAGTCGTCATCGGACTCGTAAACCCGGACACCCTTGTAGAATAGATTTTTGGTTTTACGGGGTTGGAAGAAGCCCTCGGGTGCGCGGGAGGCCTCAGCATAGTAGTTCGGGGGCAGGAAGTAGAGATCGCGGTTGGTGTAGACCTGGGCGAATTCCGGGCCACGGATAGTGATGATGGTATGAGGTTTTACTGAGTTGCAGTCGAGGCCGACGCCACTAAAGCCTCCTTCATCCCGGACGTTGGATTCGAGTTCACGAAAGGCTTGCCAGAGTTGCCAATGCTTGCCGAGGTCTATGGTGAATGGGAGCAAGAATTCACCTTGACCCTCTTCATGGCAGACAATTTCGGTTGTAGCCTCGCCTCGGAATTGTGACTTGCGCGCTGCGAAACTGAACTTACGGACGGAGTCGCTAGGCTGGCCGGGTGCCGAATGTAGGGCGATCTCGATGGAGCAGCCATGGCGGAGGCAGACGGCGATGGCGTATTTGAGGCCGGTGCCGAACTGGCCGATGGGGTTGGTGGAGCCGGACTTTACGCTTAGGCCGAAGACCTGGAAGGCGCGAGGGTCCAGGTGACCGGGGTTGATGAATCGGACGGGCTCGGCTGCAAGATTGTTGAGGTCCGGGTTGTAGGTGAGGTGGCCGATAAGACCATCAGAGACTCTCATTAAAGATTCCAGATGTTTGATGACGCGTTGCTCCCGGACGAGGTGGTCGTTGGGGAGGGCGTCAAGTTCGGTTAGGAGTTTTTTATCAAGTGTCATCTCGTGTTCCTTCTTTGGTATATGGGATCAAGTGGGTAGTATGGTATATACGGGTGCCGGTGTCAAAGGCTCCCGAAGTGCTTTGCCGCTGCCCTGTGTTGGTAGGAATTGAGGGCAGCGCTGTGGTCGATGTCGTAGTGAGTTCGGTCGCGCCAAATGTGCCACGGCAGGACGTAGAGGGGGTTGCGGTAGGGAGAGAAGGTGATGAGGTAGACAGGGAAGGTGGCCTCCGGAACGTAGTCCCTGCCTTCATCCTCGTAGCCTCCGGTGGAAAGGGTGCGGACTCCAGTAATGATGCCGGCGAAGAGTCCTTCATTGAGGCCGCCAGAGGGCTCCCACCAAAAACGGCTGCCGCAACCGATGCCTTCGGCCCGACGCTGGAGGGGGGTGGTGAACCACACGCGCTGACCAAAGTGATGGTAGCGAAGGAGGTCAGCGGGCAGGGCCTCCCGCAGGAGGGTGAAGGTCGAGAGGTTGGTGACCTTGAGATTGGCCGCTGGTTGGTACTGGGATACTGGATGAGTGTTGTGTAGTTTAGGCATGATAGATGTACTCCAGTTGAGTTGGTCTTGGGTCGTGTTGGGTGCGGTTAGCCTCGAGCCAGGCCTCGCAATGATGGATGGATTCGGCGCCGCCAGCAACGTCACAGAGGCCGTTGTGGTTGCAGTTGCACCGAAGGCAGGCTTCGCCATCGAAGATGTAGTATGCCTCGGCCCAGGATTCCTCCCGGCACCGCCCTCCACCCAAACGATGTGGGAAGGAGTAGGCGGGGCAAGTGCAGGTTAGTTGGAAGCGGCGACGAGGGCGAGGCATCAGGGTTACTCCGTTATGTCTTCGAGCTGGGTTTGAAGGTCTTCGATCTGCCTCTGGGCGTCACTCAGTTCGTCGCACTTGGAGTCGAGGTCGGACTGGACGTTTTCGAGTTCGGTCCGGACTTCCTCCCATGCCTCCTCGAAACCATCGGCACGTTTGCGGAGGGTGTCGTTGATGGAACGGGCCGACTCGATGCGGTCGTCGCAGGTTTCGATGGCCGAGGTGATGTTCTCGATGTGTTGGTTGAGATACTCGACCTCTTGTTGCGCGTTTTGGAGGGCTTCCTTCACCGCGTCAAACTCGGGACAGGAGTAGGGTGGTTCGGCTGGTAGAGCATGGGGAAGAGTCATGCGAAGTCACCTCCCTTGAGTGCGGTTAGGGCCTCTTGAATTGCATCAACTTCAGACTGGGCTTGCTGATGGAGCTGGGCCGCATCAGCCTCAATTAGTTCTGCCATCTTGAGAAGAATGGATTCGGTTTGAGGTCCGATGACTCTAAAGAAGTATTGAGCAAGGTCCGCGTTGGCAATGTTGGAGATGAAGGGAGAAACTCCGGAATTTCCATACGTTCCCATGTAGTTGACAAGTCGGACAGTGCCGCAGATGTTGATGCCTAGGCCGCCTGGGTTGGAGGGTGAAAATTCCAATCTGATTTTGTCATATTGTTTTGGGTTTCGTTGCCAACGCTCGTAGCTATCGAGTCCTTTACGGATTTCGGTGGAGGCTTTGAGTAGGCGTTCGATCTTTTCGATATTTTCGGTTTTCATGATGGGGACTCCGAATTGAGTTTACGACAGAAGTTACTCGCGTGTGCGTCGAGCCATGCAACGGATACATCGTGGCACCGGCCGTAGCGCAGGGGCACAACGATGGAGGTTATCTTGAATGAATACCACTTGCCTCGATGGCGATGGATAAAGGGCTTGCCATGTTTGCAAACCATATCAATGCCTCGTTGGTAGTGGATGGAGGGCATACGCTTACGGGGGCGAAGTCTCTTTTCGCCTTCTGCAAGTTCCCGCGCCCAGTCTTCAAATGTTTGCTTTGTCATGAGAGGTTCCTTGGGGGCACGAGGCCCCCTCCGGGTTATTAGTTGAAAGGGAAAGGGAGACTACGAACAAGGCGCTCGAGGTCAGTGTCTCGGCGACGTGCCCTGGAGATTTCGTTGGGCGGACCGATGCGCCGACCTGCGAACTCTATCCCTTCCTCTTCTTCAGCGATCATATCCGCCAACTCTTGATTTAATGCCCGGTTAAGGGCATCGTCAGCTCCGTCTCCCATAACGTTCTCCTTATTGATCCAGTGGTTTGTCGAGGTAGGTGAATGTATCCTGCGCCCTCGTGACCGCCACATACTGCATGTTGGACTCTTGTTGAAGGTCGTCGTCGCTGGTGGCGTTGGGGTGGGGCAGGAGGTCGGGGCGGAGTAGATACACATGCATCCACTCCAACCCTTTGGCTTTGTGGATTGAGGCCAGGGTTATGGGGCCCGGTGAGTTGAACAGGTCCGTGATGCCGTCGGCCAGCTGCTTGAAATCCTGTGCATTGTATTGCTCGGCGATGGCCTTGAGACACGCGAGGTTGTCCGCCACTCGGCTGGCCTTGTACTTATCCTTTTTGTCTTCGAGCTTCCGGATCTCGGCCTCGATCGCAAGGAACATGCCGGGCAGGATTTTGGACTTCTTCCACCACTGCTCGAAGAAATTTCGGAGGTTAGTCTCGAAATCCCGGCCAAGGAACTTGGCACCGATGCCAGCCTGGATGAGTTGAAGCCCGGCCTGTACAAGGGGGTAGTTCACCCGGCAGAGGATGGTGGAGGGGCGAGCGAGGGTGGCAAAGGTCCAGTCCCTTGTGCGGTCCACGGTGCCCTCCTTCGCGTGTTCCCACACCTGGATGCGGGGGTCAAGGAGTTGGGCCTCCCGCACTACGGCCTGGGGGCAGCGGTAGGATACGGGGAGAGAGAGCCAGTTGGCCTCGAAGCGTTTGGCGAGGCGGTCGAGACTGTCATAGTGTGCGCCCTTGAAGGCGTAGATGGCCTGGGCCCGGTCTCCGACTCCGATGAGGCGACCCTGGGGGAACTTCGACACGACTTTGGTCAATATCTTATGCTCGAGGGGGCCAAGGTCCTGGGCCTCGTCCACCAAAACATGGGGGAAGGTGGGGAGGGACACCTGGGTCATCACCGCACTGAGGTATAGCTGATCAAGAAATGATATGGAGCCATGGGCGAGACTTGCGTAAAGGTCCGCCGTGAACACTTCGAGGAAACTCTCATGCCAGTCTCGGGGGTCCAGCTCCATCGTGTTGGACTCGAGATGGTCGAGGAACCGTGCGGCTGCACCGTGGGGTGCAAGGGGTGCGAGCTTGCGCTTGGTTACGAACTCCGCGTTGAAGTCGGGCAGGTCAAGACAGAGGTCCCATCGATATTCCTCGGGGTGAAGGCACAGGCCGGCGATCTTGACTCCGTTGTATGCGTCAAGGATCGCTTTTTGTTCCGCCTTCTCGAGGCTGCCAAAGGCGGGTATCCCGTTGCGCCAGATGTTGGCCTCCTTCCATGCATCGACGTGGGGGCGGGAGACGGGCAGGGTGGCCCGGAGGGCGGCATGGCCGAGGGCGTTCATGGTCGAGCTTCGGGTGCCGGGGGGCATCTTTTCGGCCAAGGCCTCGGCGATCTTCTTGTTGAAGCTCAGGCATTGGATGGTGTGAGGCTTGACTCCCGAGGCCACGATGCGAGTGACTAGCTCCACTAAGGTGGTGGTTTTGGAGGCGCCGGCACATGCATCGAGGACGAAGGAGGCTTGGGGCGCGGCCAGGATCTCGTTAAAGATCTGGAGCTGGTGGGGGGACCAAGGGTGGCCGCCGGGTGCGAACTCGTTGGGTTTGATCATGCGTGTTCTCCTAGGATTTCGAGGGTTGCGGCCTTGGCAAAGTCACCGAACTGGTAAGCGCTGTCAAGGTATTCGAGGGCGGCCATGAGGACGAAGTTCAGCAGGCCACAGTTGGGGTACATGGTGGTTTGGAGCTGATCGACTTCTGCCTTAAAGGCCTCGGAGGTGATCCCTTTTCGGGCCACCTGGGTCGGGGCGGACTTCACCTTGTCGAGGTTAATGGAGATGTCGTCCAACATCGAGGGGATGTAAAGGAGGATGCGGGTGGCCTCGTCACGGTTCCCGGCCTTGTGAAGGTTCCGGGCCTTCTGGATGGTGTTGATGGCGCGGAGGAGGTCGGAATAGAATTCCGCTAGCTTACCGTTGGTTTGCACGAACGCTAGCTCTAGGTCGGTTTCGAGTTTGCCTTCGGAATACAGGGCCTCGTATGTGCCACATACTGTTGCGGCGAAATACGCCAACAGTTGTTGCCACTTATCCCAGTTGCCGACTTTGGCGAACCCGGCGAGACTTCGGGAAATCTCGTGAGGGGATAACTGTTGTAGGCTGGTGACATAGCTTTCGCGGAGGTCATGGGACATCCGGGCGAGCTGGCTTGAGTTGATTTTTAATTGGATCTGGATTCGGTTTTTCATGTTATTGTACCTCGGGGTTGGGGCCGGTTTGGGCTTCGGGGTTTGGGAGTTTTAATTGGGTGACGGACCTCGGGGGCCAAGTCACTAACCCAAGCCAACAGAGGCTGCACACATGGGTGTGGCTCTGATGGATGAATTTCTTCGCGGGCAGGCGGAGGTCGATCGGGCCGGAGGCCTCGGTGGTGTGGGTGGCTCCGGTTCGGGAGTTGGTGAACTCCACTAGCCAACCGGTGGCGCCGGGGCTGATCCACGTGTGGTGGCAGTTGCGACATTCAACTTGGGCCTCGACGTAGACACGTGCAGTGGGCAGCCAACGCTTCGCCCATTCAGGCTGGGTGGCGGTGCGTCGTGCGGCCTCACGTATTGCGTCGAGTCGGTCGGGCGGTAGCCCTGCTCCGGGCTTGGGTTTGGGTTTCGAGGCTTGCCGGGCGACTTCCCGAATTTCGTCCTCGGTGGGGGCCGTTGGCCCGAAGAGGTCCTCAAGTGTTAGGCGCGAGGCCGGCTTGTGGATTCCGGTGGAGCGCTTGCGTTGGTTTGACATTATCCTGCCTCCCTTACCTTCACGTTGGAGTAGCCTTGATTCCGGCACCAAGTTTGAGCCCCGCCAAGCGCGGCGTCTCGGCTAGAGTTGGTGTTATCGTAGAGTATCGGACCTTTCGGGCCACGGCGGACGACTGCGGTCCAATATGACTGAAGGGGGCCGTGACGTTGACGGAGGTCAATCATCGGGGCACGGCTGCGAGATTTTTTCATTTCGGTATGGCCTCGTTGTGGGTGGCCGTCCTTGGTCTGGGTTGGAACTACGTTTTAGCTGTTGTTGAAGATGTCGAGGGCGATGTGTGCCCAGGTTTCTTCGTTGGCGTACACTAGCATACCTGCAAGTGGAACGGGATCGAGTCCGTTGTCATCAATGCCTGTGTCGGTGAATGTGGCTTTGCCCTCTCCGTCCATACGATCAATGGTCAGGGTAGCCATGTGTCGCATACCTGGACTATCGTGCAGGGGTTGGAAGAGGCGGATGACAAGTGCAGGGGTGTCATCCTCGAAGTTTTTATGAAGTTCCCAGCGCGCTTCGGAGCCAAGGGATTTTGCAACGCCTGTTTTCAATAAAATGGTCATAACCATCTCCTTCGTTTTGGTTGGGGAGGTATTTCCCCGGAGGCTGTCGCCTCGTTGGTGGCCTTCGCTGGCCTCTTTCATTCCGTCCGTTGGTATATACATTCTAACACCATGGATGATATATATCAAGGCCTCAGCCTACTAAATACAGTGAGGGCCTCGCGGCCATGTATGATTCCATGCAGAGCCGACCGGCCTCGCCTGCACTGCGGGCCATGGCCAGATGGCTGCCGTACTCCGCGGTGTGGATTCCGGTGAGCGGGTTGTATGTAAGTTTCATCCTGATCTCCTTAACAGCTAGACATTTCAACAACCTGGTGGCCGTTGCGCTTGGCCCAGGCCGTGATGGTTTCAACGGCTTCGGTCCAGTTCGTGGCGCCTTCGGCCCAGACCTCTTTCATCTCGCTTCCGTCACAGAAGTCCCCAACTACTACGGCTTTGGAGTCTTCGTGCCAAGGGCCGAAACAAACCACCTCTTGACCGTTCCGCTTAATCACTCTTTGGTTTGACATCTTCTTTACCTCTTGCTTGGTTGGATTTTCAATCCCATTGTAACATAATCAATGGTATATATCAAGGGCTCGCCATCGTGCCGGGAGCCTTGTATCGGTGAAGGCTGGGTAAGGGGTTGAGAGCTGGGGGGATTTTCGGCGGGGCGGGAGTGGGGTGTCAGGAATTTTTACATAGGAAAATTGGCCGGTAATGGGTCGCTACTGGGTCGGTAATGGGTCGGTAATGGCCCGCATTACCCGCATTTCGGGTTTGGGGTCGCCTGCGACGTTGGGGGTGGGTGCCTTGGCTTATGGTTAGTTTCCTATATAATTTTTTTTTTTTAAATAAGAACCACTCCCATCGCCGAAGGGGGGTCGATCAACTTTCGTGAATGCGGGAAATGCGGGTTAGTAGCGGGGTAATAGCGGGTGAGTAGCGAATCCTTACCGGGTCAAAATCGGGTGGTGAAATTTTGACCAACGGCCTGCATCCCCAAACCAACATCCTGGAGGCTTTCAGAAAATCTCGGCCTACCCTACTCCTCTTGCGGCTGGGCCATGCCTCCGGGGCTTTTCTTCGGGCACAAAAAAACCCCGACCGTAGCCGGGGCCTGTTGAAATGGATTTACACTACCGCGCGTTTTCAGGGATAATCCAATATTGCCGAGTGCAATGCGGGCAATGGAATTTGATAGCCTCCGTTTCGCCTATATCATTATCCCAAGGGATCAGACCTAGATAAAGGTTACTAGGCTCAAAGTCTTTAAGACAATCGAAGCAGGTTATAGCTTGCATATCGAATCTCCTTTCGGGGGCCATCCGTGGCCCGGTTTGAATTAAAGTCCCAGATCACCCAAATCAACGGCACTTGCTGCCTTGTCACGGGCTTTCTTTTCGGCCTCGATCTGTTCCGCAGCCGCCTTCCGGTATCCATCCGGAGCCTTGTCAAATTGCGCCTTGGCCAGTTCCGCGATTTTTTCCTTGCCCACATCTTTAAGGGTGAGGCCTTTGGCCTGAATCGCCGCTTTGACCTGATCCCGCGCAATACCAAGCGCCTTGACTTCTACCGGATCGACGCCGCTTGCCTGTCTACCTTCCCATCCTTTCTGAAGTTGTGCCATGATGTCATCAAACATCTTGCCCGCTTCAGTGGCGCCAATTTCGCTTCCACCTACTTTATCATTCACAAACCTGCGGGCACCATAGGCGGCAACGGCCATGATGGACGCCTCGGGCAACGTCATCAGATCCACTTCGACACTACGGTTTGCTTTCTTGCTACCAAATACCACGTTTAACTTTTTCATCTTGAAATACCTCGTTCGATTTAATCAGGCCGGCGGCCCGGTGTGGGGTGAATCCCCAAACACATCCTTAGTATATACCCCTGCCGTATATATTCAACCTTTTTCCCTAGAATAATCCAATTAGTTTGTAACGTTTTGTTACAGGCTCATAGTGTGAATTCCCTTGAAATACCTCGCCGGATTCCATCCACCCACGGGCCTCGGCCCTACCCACCCCCACTCCCCCCATCGAACCCCGGCCCATCCCCCCTGGGGTGCCGTTTTAGAAAACTGGAGTTTCCAGAAGGGATATATACCAAAGGAGTGCCGGAGGGCTTCGGTCCCGCCAGTGGTTTGACCCCATGAAAGTCCTGCGCCATACTAGGGCCTGAAGATTCTTAAAGGGAGGCCGCGATATGGCCCGCGATGAAACTGAAGGTAAGCTCGGGGTGGATGTGCCCAATGTGGGGGGCGAATGGAAGGGCGAGGCTCCTGATGGTGGGGTTGAGGACTTTGTGGAGGCGAAGCTCGGCCTTGAGGTCCTGCAGGCTTTCGGGCGTAAAAGTAGGGGCCGTGGGGCCTCCAAACCTCCGCTGGCATTTGAAGTCGTTAGGGAACTCAATCTTGACGATGCTCTGGTGATGCAGAATGCTCCGGCCCGGAAACAGGGTGAGGCCGGAAGTGTGGCGAACCTCCAGCGTCTCCGCACTATCCACCACCAGATTGCGAGGATGGTTGCGGGAGGCGAGAAACACGTCAACATCTCCCGCATCCTCGGGATTACTCCGGAGCGCATCCATCAGCTCACCAAGGACCCGGCGTTTGTTGAACTGATGGAACACTACAAGGACCTGGAGGAAGTCGCGGACCTTAGCCTCAAGCACCGGTTTTATCTTCTGGGTACCTCGGGGATGGAGGAACTGCAGGAGCGGCTGATGGATTCCCCGGACTCCTTCGGCAACGGTCACTTGATGGATTTGGTCAAGCTCACGGTTGGCGGCGAGGCCCCACGCGGAGATGCAGGTAAGGGTGGCTCCGGTCGTTCCCTCTCCGAAGACGAACTCACCCGGCTCAAGGCTCTGAGTGACTCTCGCTCCCGGTCCACTGTCACCTACCGTCAGCCGCAGGAGTCCGGCGATGCCGAAACCCAGGATAATTAAAAAACTTAAGTGGGCCGCGGTTGCGGACAGGAATCCGTTTCCAGGGCCCTCCAAGTTGACCGGAACAAAGGCTCAAGGTCTGGCCTTTCAAAACAAGGTGGGACGTTTTTTGGCAGGTGAGATTGATGCCAAGCGTCTAGAGGGAAAACTCTACAGCGATTTGTGGTTGATGTTTGAGGACTGCAACGGCAGCGGTTTCGCCCAGCCGGATCATTTCCTCCTCCAGCCTGAGCGGGTTGTTGTCTTCGAGTGTAAGCTCAGCCAGAACTCCAGAGCCTGGCCTCAAATCGAACTTCTCTACCAACCTCTTCTTGCGCATCTGTTCAAGAGACCCGTGATCGGAATTCAGGCCTTCAAGCGGATGAGGTATGAAGAACCCCAACGGCCTCAAGTTAAGACAAACAAGAGGCCGCTGGAGTTTCACGATGGCGCCATCTGGCACTACTTTCGCTGATGGTATATATGGTATCCGGGAGCATAGCATATATATCAAAGAACTCATCGGCCCCTTGACATTGCCTCCCGCTTCTTGCAAACTATCACAAATCAGAGGAGTTCTATTATGAGCCTTTCTAACGTTGGTGAAGCCCTCATGCTTGACCTGTTTTTTGATCTCGGAAGTCCCGCCCCTCCAACCCTTTATCTTGCCGCCTCCACGGCTGATCCTGGTGAGGATGGTAGTGGACTGGCAGAACCGGCAGGCGGTGCCTATGCTCGGGTAGCGACTGCAGGCGCTGACTGGAGCCGGACTGCTTCCGAAGTCAGCAACGTTAATCAAGAAACGTTTCCAGAGGCTACGGCATCTTGGGGTTCCATCACTCATCTGGCTTTGATGGATGCCAGCACCAGTGGTAATGTGCTTGCCTCTGTCGCCCTCGACACTGCGCGTACCGTAGGAACCGGAGCTATCCTTCGGTTCGCGGCAGGCGACATCACCTTCAGTCTGGATTGATTCTGATGACGGTAGAACTCAACCAAGACCTGACACTACGCATGGCCGAGAAATCGGGCGGCGGCGTATTTGAGTCCGTGATGGCAAGCGGATCGGGACAACCTGGAACAAACACTATTACCGGCAGCGGCTTCGGATCTGGTCCTACTGTGGCTCTGTTCGACCGCGCCACTGGAGTTGACGGCCAGTCGGTATCGCTAGTAGCAGATATAGGTCAGTGGACCGGGGAGAATACGCAGACTTCTGAGGCCGTGGCCGGAGCGAAATATTACGACTTTGGGGGCCGGACGTGGATCACAGGAAGGAAGATCGAAAGCGTATCCCTGAACCAGAAAGACCTCACTGGCATGCGCTACGAGCATAGCCAAAAGTACAATCAGTTTTTCCGCTCCTGGAGGATGGTTATACCTACTGGCTATAAGATGCCAGGCGCAACAGCGGCCAACTCTAAAGACGGCACTGGCACGAACTCAATCTGGAAAATGGACTGGCATAGTCTTCGGCCATACAGCTACGTTGCAGACAATGATCTTGTCATTCCGACCCTCGTCAACGGTGCGCTAAATGTGAGCGGCAACGCGATAACGCCGGAGGCCGTAGGGACGGGTTCTGGCTCAGGAAATGACAAGGTTTCGTTTTCATATAGTGCACTATCCGCCGTCAACGAGAATTTGTTCTCTTATTATTGCTCTGGAGACGAGAGTTCGCCGGGAGCGAAGGACGCGACTATCGAAACGGTGCAGCAGACCAACAGCACCTTTCTGAGAACAATTCACCCTAACTGTGACCCCTGGGCGACCGGGCCGGGCGGACCGCCTACTGAGCGGTTCCTTGACACCTTTCTGTGTAATGGGTGGATGGGGAACGTGGCGAGCTGGGTTGATGTGCTGCCTCTTTTTGCTGACCAGTATCTGGCAGTCGGACCCAATTGCGCAGCGCGAATCTATACCCATGACGCCCCAACATTGGCGGGATCAACCAAGGTTTATTTGGTTCCCCCCGACACTTGGACGAGCACTGAGATTACATATACGCCCACGGCCTATGAAAACCTTGATTATAAGTCAGTCGTTCTTGCTGACTTAACCCTGCTGGAGAACGTATAATGGTTGCTATTGTTGACTCTCCGCTAACAACGTCCGACGCTTACCCTGGGACGATAACAATATCTGGCGCGGCTACAGGCCTTATTGTTGCCATCGGGCACAGCGTTGGTACGGGCGAGGCAAGCGCCCCCGACACTGTTTCAATGGGCGGTCAGTCGCTAACCCAGATAGGTGTTCAAGAGGGCGCGGCATCCTCAGGCCATGATGTGTCGCTGTCTTTTTGGGCACTAAACGAGACCAAAATTGCCGCCGCGAGCAATACGACGCTTTCGTTTTCTGGTGGCAACCAGACAGGCATTGCGGCGGCGTATTTTACTGTTGCCGGTTCTGTTGATGTTGAGACATTATCCGCATCTGGCAATATTTCAACCGGAACAACCGGTTCGGTGTCTTTGGCCCGATCTGCTGACTCCCTAACGTTCGCGTGCTCTCTTCATGACAACGCCTCGCTAGGGTTTAGCAATCTGGCCAATCCGGCCGAAGATAGCGAGATCACTGCAACCAACATTGACTTCGTGTACGGCGTCGAGGCGGACACTGCTCGAACGGTTGACTTCACCTGGGACAACCTGTCCAGCCGAAACAACTCTACCCTGGCGCTGAATATACCTGATGGCACTTCTGGCCCCACCATCGACGACATTGACGGCGACAACGTTGTGGAGCCCGGCCAAACAGCCACGATCAATATTACCGGCGATATCGGGGCGACCCAGGGCACTGGCGGGGTGGAGCTACGGACCAGCGACGGCTCCACTGTCGTAGCCCAAACCGTCACGGCCTGGAACAACGTACCGTAAGGAACTCTTATGTCTACTATCGACATCACTGTAGTACAAGGGGCGTTGCCGCTCAACGATGACACTCTTGTACTCCGTGTGATTTTAGATGACGGTACAGAGGTCGATCTTGAAGGGGTGCGGATTCAGGAATATGTGGAGGGTGTCGTCCCATTTACAGCCTCGAGTTCTCTTGGTGCCGCCGCTGAACCTGTTGTGTACGAGGCCGCAGCAGCATACTCTGTTGTAAGTACACTCGCGACCTCTGCCTCTGTTGTACAGTACGTAGAGGCTTCTGCTGCCTTCGCCGCCACTAGCAGTCTTAGCGCAGCCGGTACTGCCCTTACCAATTCTCAAGTAGACATTACTGTCGTCCGGGGCGGTTTGAAATTTGGTGAGAACTACGTCCTCCGGGTAACCCTCGATGACGATACCGAGTCCGAACTTGAAAACGTGCAACTGGAGCCGGAAGACGGTTGGGAGGCCGTTGACGTAGTCGATCCCGTAATCACTGCGGACTCTATCTTCTACCAACTCAGCTCTGGAACTGCGGCTACTGGTCAGCAGGTCTATCATGATGACTCTCCTAACACCACTGTGTTACCCGACGGTCGTGTGGAACAAACTGTAATCCGTAATTTCCAGGCACAAGTCTGGGACACCGATTATACCTGGGGCGCCCTCACTACTATCAATGCGGAAATTTTGAATGAGCTTGCGTTGGCCGGAACGGTATATAGCGATTCAACGCTTTCTGGTGCCCTTAGTGTGGCCGTTCCGTTGGCCGGTACGATAGGGCAAGCCACATCCTTTAACGGTGCCCTTGCCGTTGGTGTGCCGTTGGCCGGAACCCTAGTCCAAGCCACCACCTTAACCGCCAATCTTGCTCTACAAACCGCCCAGCTCGGCGGCACCCTTGAGCAACCCCAGACTCTTTCCGCAACTCTTGTCGTAGCGCAGCCTCTGGCCGGAACCCTGCAACAGGCCGGAACGTTGTCCGGTACACTGGCAGGGACTATAGCACTTGGGGGAACCCTTGAGCAGGTTGGAGAGTTTTCTGGAACCCTCTCCTACAACTCAATCCTCCGGGGCACACTCTCGCAGCCTGTTGCCCTAACCGGGGCTCTTGTTGGAGGCGAAGTTGTATTCGGAGGAAGTGTAGAACAGGCTACGGAACTGCAAGGTGGGTTGAGAGTTCCTGTTGCAGTAGCCGGCACAATGGAGACTCCTACAACTCTTGAGGCTTCGCTTGTTGTGAGGGTGAGTCTCGAGGGGCAGATAAATCAGGCCACGGAGTTTGAAGCATTTCTCAACAAAGCCCTGGCCTTGGCCGGGACTCTTCAACAGTCTTCGGAACTCGTGGGGGGTTTCAACTCCGTCCAGGCCCTCAATCCACAACCCTTAACCCAAGCTCATTTCCTATCGGGTCAGCTTGTTGTACCGAATTTGAATTCTTCGGGGTGGTTGACTCCTTCAGACATTTACATGCATACTGCCCTTACCGTGGACAGTATCTACTTCAAACCAGAGTGAGGAACTCATCATGCCTTTCGCCAACGCTATTAATCAGGCCGCGCTCGATCACATTTTCGGCAAAGCTACCTGGACCGCCCCTACCACAATCAATGTGGGGCTTTCAACTACTACTCCTGCAGTAGATGGAACTGGTATTACAGAACCCAGCGGCAACGGTTATGCACAAGTTGCAACAGCCCCGGCCGACTGGACTCGCACCGGTAACGATATGGAAAACAACGCGCAGGTCGACTTCCCGGAGGCCACCGGCTCCTGGGGCACGGTCACTCACTTTGTGCTGTACAATGATGCCGATGACAGCATGATCGGGTTTGGTGCGCTGGACTCTTCACAGGCAGTTGCCAGTGGCCAACAACCGTACTTCCCTGCCGAGACCCTCGTTGCCCGCTACACTGCGCCATAAGGGGCTCTGGGATGGACTTTTACATCCTCGGCAATACCAACAATTGTGTTGTTAAGGGCGTTCGGGATGAAACCGGCGCCTTTAACAGCGGAGCCGCGCTCGTCCTCAACGTCTACAACCGGGAGGAGGATGGAACCCTTAGCCTCGTGCGGAATGTGGACACCACCCTGCCTTCATGGCCGTTTAGTTTCGCGCAGGAGGGTAAGGGCAACTATCGAGTCTCCTTGCCCCCTACATTAGACCTCACTCCGGGCGTGGAATACGTGGCCGAGATAACTGGAACTTCGGGAACCCGAACCTTTCATGAATCTCGGCGCTTGCTTGCCAAACCTCGGTTGACAAAATAACATGGCACTCAGCGAAGACGAAGTTAACAACCTATGGCAGCGGGGGTATGAAAATCCCCTGTTTTTCCTGCGGGAGTTTCTTACCGATTGGTTCCCTGACACCATGCCTTGGGTGCATCGGGGAATTGTTGCCATCTTGACTCGCAAGCCGGACTTTCTCCTGGAGTGGGAATTCGATTCCGCCGGCGAGTGTCTCTATGGTGAGCGGGAACTGAGCAAAATCCTCCGTCACTTCAAGTGGACCGATCCCAACACCTCCGAAGAACACTTTATCTTTTCGCTGGTGGAGGGTGAGGATGGCAAGCCCAACATCGAGATGGTCATCAACAAAAACACCCTCATCATGATTCCGAGGGGTTTCTCCAAAACCACCCTCACTATGGGTTGTGAACTCTGGGGGATGGTTTATAAAATCACCGACTTCGATCTGATCGTTTCGGCCACCGCCACGCATTCGGAAAACTTTCTCTCGAGCATCGCCACGCAGCTTATCACTAACGAGAAGCTCAAGGCGGTCTACGGGGAACTCAAGCCGGCGCAGCGCAGTGGCTACACCTGGAGTGAAAGCGAGGGTCACATCCAAACCCTCAACGGCATCGACGTGATGGCGAAGGGTGCAGGCAGCCAAATCCGGGGCTCCAACATCAATGGTAAGAGGCCACGAAGAATCCTTGTGGACGACCTGGAGACTCGAGACTCCGTTCGGACTTCGGAGCAGCGCCAGAAACTTCGCTCATGGTACTACAGCGATCTGCGCTATGCCCTGCCCCGCACCGACAAACATGCATACATGCTGGTCCTTGCAACCCTTCTCCATCCGGAGGCGATTGTAAAACTTCTGCAGGAGGATGGTCGCTACAACGTTGTTATCTTTGGGGCCATCGACCCTGACGGAGATCCACTTTGGCCTCAGGCTTGTAGCCTGGAAGAATTCGAGGCTGATCGTGCAACTATGGCCCGTATCGGGCTGCTCGCTGAATTTTACCGGGAGATGATGAATGAAATTCGTGGAACCGATCAAGTCCAATTCCTGCCGGAGTACATCCGGTATGAATTCCGTGATCCTACTCAAGCTGTCCGCCTTGCCATTGCTATGGACCCGGCTATCAGCGAAGACCGGCGTGCAGATTTCGCTTCTATCTGCGTACTGGGGATTTTTCCTGGGGGCCTTATACACATTTTCGACATTTGGATGAAGCGTGGGGCGAGCCCGAGGGAAAAGATCGACAAATATTTCGAGATGAAAATTCAGTGGGGGCTGGAGGCCGACGACAAACACGGCATCGAGAGTATCGCTTATCAGGCCTCCCTCGTCCACCTTGTGCAGGAGGAGATGTTCCGGAAAAGTAAGGAACACACCAAGCCTCTCTATTTTGAGGTGACCAAAATCACTCACGCCAACAAGAAGGAAGAGCGAATTGAAGGTTTCCTCCATCCACGCTACAGTAGTGGCTACATCACACATCAGCGGGCGTTTCCGGAGTATGAATCCCAACTCCTTGACTGGCCGAACGGAAAGAAAGATGGACCTGATAGTGCAGCGATGGCTGTGAGTCTGTTGGATGATGTGGCCTGGGTCGGTGGCACCAAGGTGGATTCCCCCAACGCACTCGAGGAAGACGAGTATGAACCTCTACCCTCCGGTTTCGGGAGTATGTATTAATGGCTATTGATAACGACACACAAGACTCGATGCAGGCGGACGAAAAGCCTGAGCCGCGTCGTAAGGGTGAGGTCAACTACCGTCCCGGAATTGAGGGCGAGGACTGTCTCGGGTGCGAAAACTTCAAGGAACCTGACCGTTGCGACCTTGTCCGTGGCGAGATCTCTCCCACTGGAACCTGCGACCTCTGGGAGAGCCCTTCTTCCGTCGATGGTTTGGAGTTCGGGGATTCCGAAAGTATTGAAGATATTTTGTTTGGGCCTGGAGGAAACTGAAAATGCTCACAGATGAAACGGAAGAAGTCGGCGTTGACACTGGCCTAGGCAACAAGCCCAAAGCGAGCTGGAAGGGGATCACGGATTCGGAAGAATCTAAGGCTCCGGTCGATCTGCTCGTGCCGGGCAGCGATCGTCACTCCATCGTCCTCAACTACCTCAAGGAACGTATCCAACATTCCGAGCGGAAAATGGGCCAGTTCTACGACCGCTGGACTGCCAACGAACTCCGGGTTCAGGCCACGGTGGATGATGACGAGTACAAACGTATCATCGAGCGCCTGACCAACAAGGGCGACCTCAAAAAATCCAAACTCAGTGAGGAACTTAAACTAACCATCACTGTGCCATATATGTTCGCAACGATGTCCACCATCGTCACCTACCTCGTACATACCTTCGCGGGCCGGAAGCCGATCTTCCCTCTCTCCAGCTACAAGAACGAGATGCAACAGTCCGTTCCGCTGATGGAATCGGTCCTTCAATACAACTGCGACCATATGCGATTTATCCGGCATCTCTATAACTTCATGTGGGACAGCCAGCTCTACGGCGTGGGCATCTTCCGCACCAACTGGCAAGTTAAATTACGCAACCGGACGGTTTGGAAAAGTGCGGGGCTGGGAGAATCAACTCGCACCAAAGAACTCCGGACGGTATATGAAGGTAACGAGGTCATCAGCGTTGACCCGTTCAACTTCTTCCCTGACCCTAACGTACCTATGGCCGAGGTTAATCGGCGTGGGGAATATGTATTCTGGAGAACCTATGAAGGCAAGCATACTATTAAGAGGGCGGAAGCTGATGGCCTCCTTTCGTGGGTGGATTATGCGGGGCCGCGTCCTACGCGCAACGAAACCCGGAATGGTGACTCTGTACGGAACGCAAGGGCCTATGGGGATAACCTCAGTGCCGATAAGGACACAGAAACCGGTGGCGTCGATTACTACCAAGTAGATCAGGGCACTATCGAGATCATTCCTGCCGAATTGGGCCTCAGCAACCGCACATGGCCGGAAAAGTGGATCTTCACCATCCTCAACGGTAGCCAAATCGTGCAGGCGGAACCCTTCGATGCCGATCACGAAATGCATCCTGTGGCCGTTACCGAACCCTATACCTCGGGCTACGGTTTTGGGCATCTAGCCATTGCCGACTATCTTGCGCCGATGCAGGACACCATGAGCTGGTTGATCAACTCCCATGCGGCCAATGTGCGAGATGTGCTCAACAACTCCTTCGTGGTTGATCCGGGCCGGATTGAGATGCAGGACTTCGCCAATAAAGTTCCCGGCGGGGCTAGACTCCTTCGGCTCAAGTCCAGTGCCCGCGGCACCGATGTTCGGCAGGCCATCATGCAGTTGCAGGTTCAGGATGTTACCTCCAACCACCTCACCGAACTGCAGGTATTCCAGCGGCTTGGTGATGTGATGTCGGGGGTCAATGACAACCTCCGGGGTATCGAGAGTGCGGGCTCACGCAAGACCGCCACCGAGGTCCGCATTTCGGGAGAGGCCGGGGCCAGTCGCCTCGCGTCCATCGCCAAACTTATCTCCGCTCAAGCTATGGTAGACCTTCAAGAGCAGATGGTGCTGAATATTCAGCAAAACCTGACCGAAGGTTTCTACGTACAGATTGTGGGCGAGGAAGGTCGAGAGTCTGCTCAGTTCGTATCTCCGGATATGCTCGTGGGCGACTTCCACTTCCCAGTCCATGATGGAACGTTGCCGATCGACAAGGCTGCTATGGCGCAGGCCTTCTCTGAGGTAACACAGATGATAATGCAAGATCAGGAATTGAGGGCAGGCTATGACATCGTCAGACTCGTCAACCACCTCGGGGACCTCGCAGGCGCGAAAGGCCTCGAAAACTTCCAAATCGAAATCCAGCCCCAAGGTCCCGGAGCCGGAATGCCAGGGGCTCCACAAATGCAGCCATCCGCGGGAGGCCAGGGTGGCCAGGGTCCTCAAGGAAACCCAATGCCGCCTCTGCCCCAACAAGGAGGCCAACCGCAAGTAACGCCGGGAGGAGGGGGTCCTATTGACCCCGCTCTTGCTGATCAACTAGGAGAACTTTGATGAAGCTGAGTTTCGATGAAAGTGAGATCAAGACGGTTGAGGACTTTTTCGGCTCCAACGTGGGACAGAAAGTTCTTGAGGCTCTTGACAATGAAGCCGAGGAGAAGAATAATCTACTCCATACGGTCAACTTAACTTCGGGTGTTTTCAATCCTGAACATACCGGAATCAGGTGCCAGATGTCCGCAGCAGAAGTGCGGACGTTGAAGCAAGTAGTAGAAAACCTGAAAACTTTTGGAGATAGTTATGCTCGTTAAAATCAACGGAATTTTGCAGAGTGCCGCACCTGCCGATGGTGAAGGTGGTGGTAGCGCAGGTGGCGATCCGGCAGCAGCAGGCGATGGTGCTCCAGCTGGTGATGAAGGCAGTGAGGGCGGTAGTCAGGATGGCGGTGATGGTGGCCTGAATGAAACCGGTGAGGCTGATGATGGTGATGGTTTTGGTGAAGGTTTCGATCTTGATGAGTTCCTCAACTATGACCCGATGAAGGCCGCTCCTACTGTCAAGGGTGAGGAAGAAGGCGAGGGTGAAGGTGATGATCCAGCCACTCCTCCTGAAGGCAAAAAACCTGCAGAACCTGCGAAGGCGAAGGGAGAGAAGGAGCCAGGTCAGAAGGCGAAAGAAAATCCTGAGATGGAACTTCTTCGGAATCAGGTGCAGCAGCTTACTGAACTCCTCAACCGCCAACAGCAACAGGCACAGGGGGCCAGGGGCGGGCAGCAAGGCGGGCAGCAAAAGCCTGCCGAAAAGTCTCCTCAAGAGCAGCATCAGGAAATTCTCAAGAGCCTGCCTCAGTACCAGTTCAAGGTGCCGCAGGACGTGATGCAGAAATTCTCTTCGGACGATCCGGCGACTGTTCAGGCTGGCTTGTCCGAATACGCCACCGGGATCGCGCAGGTCACCCACTACAATGTGCTGGCTCAGATGCGTCAGGAAATGGCGGCGTTGCGTGAGGAACTCCTGAAGGAATCCGTCGATAACTTCAAACAGGTTTCCGAGCGCGAGACTCAGGAACAGACACAACGCTCCGCCATCTCCAACGATTTCTATGGCAAATTCCCTGAACTGGATAAGCCTGAATTGAAACTTTTTGTGCAGATGCAAGCAAAGCAACTGGCACAACAGTACGGTGTCCAGGGTTGGAATGAAAACTTCCGTGATACCCTCGGGGCGCACGTTAAGAAAATTTTGGGAATGAGTGGACAAGGCCCGCGGCCAGATGAAGACCCAGACCCGAAAAAGCCCGGTAAAAGCGGCCAGCGTTTTAACTCTGGTAGCGGTGCAGGGCGCAGTAAACCCTCCGGTAAGAAAGACGAGTTGGCGGATATCTCCGACACTCTTGGAATCTAACCGAAGGATATAACCTTAATTAAGGAGTTTGTAACATGGCGATTCAAGGTTTTCGGCACACGAATAATATCGTGACGGATGGCCGGCCTCTAAACTGGCGCGCGGGCATCCTTATGGCCTACCCCAACGGTATGATGCCGTTGACTGGCCTCACTTCACTGATGAAATCGGAGTCTACTGATGACCCCGAGTACAATTGGTGGGAAAAAGCAATGCAGACACGCCGGGTACAAATCACCACTGCGTTGACTGTTGGTGCAACTACCCTCACGATGTCCGGCGGCGGTGCCTTCGGTATCAAGCAGGGTGATGTGTTGATGTCGGAAGAAAGCGAGGAACTGGTGTTTGTATCCACTGATCCCGCTGCCGACACCGCACTTACCGTAACTCGGGGCTTTGCGGGCTCTACCGCAGCGGCAGTTGCCGCAGACGGTACGGATAACCCGTTCTTCGTGGTTGTGGGTAGTGCTTACGAAGAAGGCTCGGATGCACCTACCGGTGTCCAGTTCGACCCGAACAAAAAATCCAACTACACCCAGATTTTCCGGAACACCTTCGAAGCCACTCGTACCGCGAAGAAAACTCGTGTGCGGACTGGTGATCAGGTTAAGGAAATGAAGCGGGAGTGTTTGGAAGTTCACGGTGTGGACATCGAGCGTGCATTGATCTTCGGTCGTAAGTTCGAGGGAACCCGTAATGGTAAACCTTGGCGCACCACAGGTGGTATCCTGAACCAAATTGCCGCTGCCAACAAGCGTGACATCGGCTCGCTGTATAGCGGTGGTATGGGGATGGAAGACCTGGAGGAAGAAGCCTATCGCATTTTCCTCGAAGGTAGCAACGAGAAGATGGCACTGTGTGGTAACAGGGCGGTCCTGACCATCAACCAACTCGTGCGGAAGAACAGCCACTTCAACATCCAGACCGGTATCAAAGAGTACGGGATGAATGTGATGCGGTTTGTGACTCCGTTCGGCACAATCGTGATGAAGACTCACCCGCTCTTTAACCAGATGCGTGGTGCAAGTGGCTATGCCGGCATGGAATCCAGCATGGTGATTATCGATGCTGCCGAACTCAAGTATCGGTACTTGGTGGACAGTGACACTCAATACCAGCCGCAACTCCAGGACAATGGGATTGATGGCGACAAGTCAGGCTACCTGACTGAGTGTGGTCTTGAGGTGCATCACCCCACCTACCACCACCACTGGAAGAATCTGAACGTCCAGACACTTGAGGACGTTAACCCCTAACGGGAAGGGAGCCTGGGGCTAAGGATGGCCCCTTTTTTGTTGTTTGATATATGTTTTCCATTCCGGCGTAAGGTATATACCAATGCTTCGATCACAAATACTACGCATCCTTGCCCGCCGTCTGTCTAACCGTGACGTGGAGGATATATCTGAGGCAGCAATTGACGAGATGGAGTATGTTCAGCGCACGGTGCTTGAGCGTCTTCCCAATCAGCCTTGGTTTCTTGAGCGTGAAACAATCATCCCTTGGCCTCGAACTGTGAAGTTTGTGGAACTTCCGGAGGGGTATAATGGTCTGATGACTCATGGAGGGGTTTGGTTTAACGAGGCAGTGCTTCAGGATTCTTCTGCGCTGGCAGGGATTCTGTCCCAGCCTTCACAACTTGAGGGTGCTTTGACTCCGGAAGCTGCTTGTGTTACAGTTGTTGCTGACTTTGAAACTACGGCTACCTCGTTTGTGGGCAACGTTCTTAATCCTTCTGGAGGCCCTCCCTACAGTTTCAATCTCGCAACATCACTCACTACTAATGTCGGGTATCCAGATGGACAGGCTCCGGTTTGCGGTGAATAAGGGGTTAATTTATGGGCATTACAACTGAACCGGAGTCTGGAATTCTTCTCTTCGATATGTTCGATGGAGATAATCAAATCCAAACACTCAGTTCTGACCTGTTAGACGGTATAACATCTTCTACTCAATTCTACATCGCAGTAATTGCGGTTGATGAGTGTGTGAATAAGGAGGAATTATTCCCGGTTACTGTCTCGAGTTGTGGTGCAAACAATCCGGGAATGACTCGAACTAAAAGCCTTTCCTTCAATCCTGCCATCATGGACAAGATGGAAAGTCTTTATACGGATATTATAAACGCGGACGCAGATCAGGTTCTTCCAGGTCTTGGAGATGATTGGGTAGAAGATAACGAGCTTATCGCCGTAACTATGCCCCGCCCTGATCATCCTAGTGCGTGGATTTCTGTGTCTAGTCCTGATGAAGGTTTCAGGCTTGCAATAATGTTTGGACACGTTCCTCCGTTGGAGTAATCTATGGCTATCAAAGTGCTGGAACTCAAAAATAACTGGAGAGAACTCAAACGGGTTTCTTCTCGAGATGCTGTGCCGAATGAGGCTTCCAGCGGAATTTCTTGGCTGCGTAATTTTCGTATTCTTGGCACTAAGCTCTTTCCACTTCCAGAACAGTCTGAGGAAGATCATGCCCTCCGAGTGTTCTACTACATTAAGGACGAAAGCCCCTCTGGAGAAGCCGACTTAGAAAATGGTTGGATGAGGGAATTCCCCGATCTTATTATTTCTGAGGTCGGCATGAGACTTGCTGCGGATTTGGAAGATCAGGGTGCTCTTCGCTACTTTGAGGCTATGCGTCAAGAAGCGTATAGAAAGTATGATGAAAAGGTTGAGGAAGAACGACACGCAGCGGAAGTCCTTTCGTTTTAAAAAAGGATGCAAGATGTACTCGCCAGAAGAACTCAAAACCCTGGGGATATTCCTCCTTGCCGCACTTCTGGGGAGGATTCTTTTCTACCGGAGTCTGGTGTTAGAAGGGAGTTTCAAACAAAAGGTGAAGGTCAGGTTGCTGCAGTGGCTGTGGGAATTGCCGGTTATCATGGTGGTGGCGCTGGTTTCATTTGAGATTGTAACTTACTTTGCACTTCAGGACCGTACGGGCTTAGTGGTTGCAGTGGCCATAGGCTTTATCGGTGTCAACACACTCAAGATCTGGCTGGAAGATTGGATGGAGAGTAAAATCCACCGCCGGTGCCCTAATAGGAGAAAAGAAGATGATGACACGTGAACAGGCTAGTCTCGTACCGTCGATTGTTTTCGCGGGTCGGACTTACTTTACTACTGCTGAGTTGGGGTGTCGCTGTGATTTTTGTAAGGGGAAAGGTCAACTCGCTTCGGGCTTTGCTGAGGACCTGCTTGGGCTGCGGCTTGCTCTTGGTTTTGCTCTTCCCCTTAGTAGTGGTTGCCGGTGCTTGGAGCATAACGAGGCTTCTGGAGGCAGCGAGGGCTCGTATCACATTTATGAAACCGAGGTAGGCACCTGTGCCGTTGATGTCTCGTTGGCAAAGTGGGATTCCGTCAAAAGGGCTAGGCTGGTTGAAGTGGCCCTGATGTTGGGATGGAGAGTGGGAGTGCATGAAGCCTTTGTCCATCTGGACAGGAGCCCTGTGTATTATCCCGAAGAAGAGAAGAAACTGTTTCTTTACTGAGGACTGTGTTATGGAAATTCAGCAAATTATTGAACTGGTTCTGGCCATCATCGGCTTGGCCTCTATAATCGTGAAGTTCACCCCTACTCAAACCGATGATAAAATCGTCGGTCAAATCCAAGCCTTCATTTCCAAATACCTGGCGCTGAACGAAGACCCTGAAGCCCAGGCCAAGAAACGTAGCGGTGGCTAAGGTGAAACTCCTCACCTTGTTGCTAGAGCTTGCGCAGAGACTTTGGGACCTGCGCAAGTCCTGGCGCCGTCGACAGATCGAGAAGGAGCACCAGGATGAAACCAAAGAGCTGGAACAGGACCCTGATGCTTGGTTTGATGATTTCTTTGAGCCAGGGGTGCAGCCTGATGACCGCCCTAAACCCTCCTCCGAAGTACGTTCCGAGCCTGCCTCCCCGCCCAAGCCTCCAACAGAGTGAGGTTGGCGGTACGGAATTTGTGTGTTATGATCGGGAAAACGCATACAAGCTCGGAAGGTATATTCTTGAGCTTAGGACTGAGATTCAGAAAACGGGAGAATAGCGATGGGCATTGAAAATAATCCACAGAGTGTTGATGATCTCAACGAGGCGTGGCCTGCGAAAGGGGAACCTGCGAAGGAGGGTTATCGACACTTCCAGAACATTAAGAAGGTGGTGAAGGCGAGGGCTAATGCTGCGGGTGCCTATGGGGTCACGACACTCACAAGTGCTCTGGATGATAACAGTGAGAACATCGCTGCTACGGCGAAGTCCTCCAAAGACCTTAAAGATCTCCTTGACGGTTTCCAAACTACAGTGGATGATCTGGAACAGGTTCTGGAGGACCTGGACACCAGTGTGGGAGAGGCCGCGGTTCCGGTTAACGGTCTCTGGACGGTGGCACCAGGAGATCAGGTTGCGTACCATTGGCGGCATCCTCAGACAACTGCGGTAATCTTTGAAGAACCCGGTCCAGATATTTTCTACAACTTGGGTCCCACATACTATATCTGGTGGGAACGTCAGTCTTGGTTCCGGCTGCTCTCTTTTGTGCCCTTCAATGCGGGCGAGTTTCGATTGAAGTTTACAGCCGCATTTTTCAAATTCAACAATGATGGTCGCATTGATATTCGAGTCCTTCGCAACGGTGCTCAGGTATTTTTGGCTGAGGAGACCAAAAGTTCGATTCTGGCCAAGGTTGGGAACAATGGAGAAGGTAGTTACGAATACTCGGTGAATCTTGATTGTCAGCCTGGAGACGTTTTCCTGATGGAAATTCGGTTTGTGGGCACTTCTTCTATCGCGCAGGATTCCTTCACCCTGACCGAGTTTATCCTCGGCACCGCTGGTAAACCCCTGTTGGTCAACGCTGCGTTACCTGCTAGTGCCGCGTATCGTTACATCACGTCGGGGAATCAGGGACCTGATCTTGGTTATGAGAGGTCATATTCCTAATGGCTATTCTCCGGGTTGATAATGTAGGTGCAGCAGGCTTTCTTCCTGATCTCGAATATTGGCAACTGGAGAAGAATGCATGGACTCTGATTCAAGATGCGTCGTTGAGTGAGAACAGCCTCCGGCCCCCTTACCTTACCTCACCCCGGTTTACGGAGTCCCCCTTTAGTCTGGATCGGATACACAATTCCATCTTCATTCATAATTCCGCCGGGGTATACTGGTATGTGATGTGTACCTCCCGGAGGGTCTATGTGAGCCGGGGTGAGGCTATTTTCGACATCACTCCGGATGGGTTGGAATTCTCGGGTACGCTGGATGATCGGTGGCAGGCCACATTCTTCAATGGTTTTCTCATCCTCAACAATGCCCGAAATGAGCCCTATTATTGGCCAATTGAAACAGCGCCGGGAGAGGAAGTTGCCAAGCTCGAGCCGTTGAGTTCCTACCCCGGCAGTAGTCCGTGGCCGGCGGGACAAACTTGCGAGTTTATCGTGGGGTTCAGTAACGCCCTGTTTGCGGGCAACATCCGGAATACCTCCAACCGTTTCCCCTACCTTGTGTTGTTTAGTGATTTTGCGGAGCCGGGAACGTTGCCTCAAGCCTGGGAACCTCGACCGGAGAATAGTGCGGGGAGCCGGGATTTGGCCGAAGGTCAGGACGAGATCGTGGCCGGGAGTGTGTACAAGGACAACCTCATCGTACGGAAACGTAATTCGGCTGTCACGTTCCGGTATAGCGGGGGCCAGTTTGTTTATCAGCGGAAAGTGATTACGGCGGAGGTTGCCTGTATCAATAAACACGCAATCGGTAATTCGGACCTCTTTCAGATCTCCGTGTCTGACAACGACATCTTTATCACGACTGGACAAAGTCACCAGAGTGTGGTGAAAAACCGGACTAAAGAGTGGTTCTTCAAAAACCTCAACAAGGCGGAATTGTCGAAAATCTTTGTGGTGCATAGTTCCTTCACCAACGAGGTCTGGATTTGTGCCCCGCACGGAACTTCGGAATTCTGCAACGTTGCTCTGATCTGGAACTACAGCGAAAACACCTTCACCACACGAACCTGCCCGAATTACCTTAGCGGGGTTGAGGGCTACGGCATTGCTCCGGATGGATTTGAGAGCTGGGACGACCTTACAACTTCGTGGGAAGATTTGGAATTCTTCTGGGGCCTGGATAATGAAGAGGCCAATCAACGCCGGCTGTTCTTTGCCCAGGCTCTCCCGATTAACGAGGATGACTGGACCCGGCAAATCCGTGTCGGTACGAAGGAGGGTGTCGCGGAGGTGGATGAAGTACTCCTTGAGAGAATGCACATTCCGTTCCCTCGTGGAGACGTGATGGACTGGGAAAGTCGGAAGCAGATTTCCTACATCGCACCGAAATGCCGGAAGGCTTCGAGAGATTTCTACATCGATATCTGGCTTGGGCTGCAGGAAGATCTCGACAGCCCTATCAAATGGGTCGGCCCTAAGCGCTGGCGGATGGGGAAGAAAGGCGTGTTTTTTGATAAGTCTGCGAGGTTTGTTTCTATCAGGGCTCGACTACCGGCGGATGAGGAATTCCGTTTGACAGGGTATGATGTTGAGTATAAACTGGTATCTAAAAGGTAGGGTTGGTTATGAGTGGAATTTATACTCCAGAGGCGTTCTTCGGGGCTGATACCAGGTCTCCTTCCGAAATGGCTGAATGGGTGGAATCCGAACTTCAGCGGGTTGCGGAAGTGATGGCCGAGGAACTCTCAGTGCGGGATTTATTTCCGTTGAGTGCGGCACCAGCCAAGTATCAAGAGGGCAGTTTGGTGAACTTTGACATCAACGCTCTCAACAACGTGCCGGGATTGACTGAGGCCGGTTTGCATGTATTTCGTAACGGTGCATGGCGCCGGTTAGTGGAGGCATAGATATGGGACTTTTTGACTCTTTGGGCAGTTCTGGAAGTACAAGTAAGAGAGAACCGTGGGAGCCACAACAACAGTATATCAAGCAGGGATTTCAAGGGGCGAGTGATTGGCTGAATAACGCCAACAACAACCCGAACCCCAATGTAGGCACTGGCCGGCAGATGCAGGAACAAAGCGCCCTTGCCGGGTTTGGTGGCGCGGTGGATAACCAGAATCAGGTATCGAATTTCTTCTCGAGTCCTGAGATGCTGGACCCTGCCTCTAACCCATACCTGCAGGCGAATATCGATCAGCTTGGGACGAACATTTCGCAACAGGCTGGCCGCAACCAAAACCAGATTAATCAGCAAGCGGTTCAGGCTGGTGCGTATGGTGGCGGTCGGCAGGGCGTGGCACAGGGACTTAATGCGGAGGCCGCAACCAATGCCTTTACACAGGGCACCCAAACCATGTTGATGGACAACTACAATCGGCGGCTGCAACAGATGCAGGCTCAGCAACAGTTCTTGCCGCAACAAGCTCAGCTGGATCAGTTGCCGGGGATGGTACTGGAGAATCTGGGGCTTAGTGAACAGAATCAGGAGATGGATAATCTCGAGCGGTTCTGGAACATTATCGGGAGTACTAACTGGGGCGGAACCTCGTCTAGTACATCACAAGCATCGCCCCTGCAAATGTTGAATTCACTGGGCAGTGCTGCGAGTGGGTTTAGCAAAGCAGGGTTTATTTAAGGGGTATTGATATGGCTGGTTTCTTTGATGCACTTGGCCCGACGACAGCTACGCCGGAGCAGATAGCTCTTAATCCAGAATTATATAACCCTGACGGAACCCTGCGGACCGAGGACTTTCGTGGGGGTAATCTGCCCTCGCCTCGTATCGCCGGTAACCTTGTACAGACATTGGCTCGATCCCTCGGCTCTAGTCCCAAATCCGGTGAAGTGATGGGTGGGGAGATGGGCGCTGCTGGTGCGGGTGCTCGTGCGGGAAGGCAAGGTCAGACTATTGAGGGTGAGATTGTTCGGGGGGCGTTGCCTAAGCCGGGAGCCGCCTCCGGACCATCCACTGCGGGGCCTTCTGCGTCTGCGGGACGCCCTGCCGGTGGACCCCCTCCTGGCCGTGCAGGTGGAACTGCGGATGATTGGCTTGAGGCTCTTGTGAGGGAGCGGGGGCCGGGTCCAGGTTCTGTAGGAACACGTCCAGGGACTCAGGGAAGTCCGACTGCTGCGGGGGCCTCTGAAGGTGCGGCGGTTGCTGGCGGTCCTCCTGGAATCATGGAAATTGTTCGGGGCCTTGGCGGGTTTATGTCTCGCGGAGGAGCGAACCCTAGCCGGATGCGGAATATGCTGTATGGAGCTGGCGGACAATCAATGTTGCTGCCTATCGGGGGAGGGGAAGAAGCGCCTCCAGGTGAGTACAATATGCCTCCGGATGCGGGCGGTAACTTATACGGGGGTTCGGGTGTTGCAGGAACCGGGATTAATGATATTCTGGCTGCAAGCCTTGGAAATGAATTTCCTGAAGTCAATCCGGAATCCCTGCCGGCATTTGATTATGAGGGTGCCCCGGAAATTGACCGTGAAGGTGCTCGAGCAGTGTTGGAAGGCACAGCACCGGATGCCCCTGTGGAACGTAGTTTTGCGCAGGACCTGGGCGGATGGATTATTCCAGCACTTGCCGGAGGTTTGCTTGGCGGTATTCCAGGTGTATTGCTTGGGGGCTTGATGGGTGAAGGTCGCCGGCAGACTGACGAGCAAATGACTGAGGCAGAATATCAAGCTGCGACGGATGAATTCGAGCGGGGTTTGGCGGAATTCGATTTGAAAATGTCTGAGGCTGAACGCGCTGAATACATGCAGCAGCAATTGGGACAGCGTCAGAGTGCTCGTGAGGATTATAACTACGAGCGAGGGCAAGTTGAAGATTCTCAACAAGACGTGTTGAACCAACAGCAATTGGAAAATAACTCACTTCAACAAATCCTTGGGGCACTGGATATTGCACAAGGACAGAATCAGCTTAATATGCAGAATTCCTTCCTTGGAGGCACTATGCCTGTGGGGATGGATGACAACGCTGCGATGCTGAATTCCCTCATCCAGACCAATCCACAGATTTACAACGAACTTCAACAATTTCCGATCTTTGAGGAATATCAATTGGCGTTGCAAGCTGAGGATGATCTTCGGGCACATGCCGCCCTTAGTTCCATCATGACTCAACTTCAAACCAACCCACAAATTGCTCCGATCTTGGATCAACTTCGGCAGAATCAGCGTCGAGTAGATTTCTTCAACAATCTCTGAGGTAGCTTACTATGGCCCTGTTGCCAATGAATAGCTCGAATACAGGTGGTTCCAACCTTCTAGGGAGTGGCGGTGGTAATACGTCCTCCCTTTCTCTTGAGCCCTTGGGCGGCAGCAATAGTGATGCTGGCGGACTCGGCTGGGCGAATCAGGCGATTAAGAATACACTCTGGAGTATGGGTCCTGGGCTGGTTGGTGTAAGCCCCCCGGAGGATCTCCAACGCTGGCAAATGGAAAATCCGGGATCGGACTTTGCCACCGGGATGCTGGGGCTGGCGGTTCCGTATCTAGGCTGGGCGAAGGCTACGCAAGGGGCCACAAGGCTTGGCAGTGCTATGCAGGCCGGAATGAATAGGGTTGCTCCTGCCGCCAACATGGCAACGATGCCGGTAAGGACTGCGGCGGCCAGAGAAGTGGTGAGGTTCGCTCCGCTTGAAGCGGGTAGGGTTGCCGCTGCTCCTGTATTTGGTCCTATGTTTGAGGAAAACCTTGGGGGTGAATACAGGGGGGCTTGGGATGTAGCGCAGAGTGCCACGACAGATTTGGTTCTGGGCGGTGCCGTGGGTGGTCTCTTTGGCGGCCTTAGTGCGTACGGTAAGAAGCTCCGCAAGCGGAGAGGGATTAAGCCGGGCGCCGATCTCAACGCTCCGATTCAGGTACAGCTACGTCAGACGAATGAAGCATTAGCCTCTGGCAGGATTGATCCGGAAGCTGAGGATCTCCTTCGTGCAGGCAAGAACCGGATGAAGCGGGAGATTATTGACGAGGTTCCCAAAGACAAGAGGTACTTTAGTGATGATCAGGTTGAGAAGGACTTGGGTGTATTGTTCCAGCCAAAGGACAAGACTCGCTTCCGTGTTGGCAAAGTTAACGCTAAGAAGTTTTTCCAAAGTGGCCGAATGCAGGACGTTCTGGATGATCTACCGGAAGACTGGCAGGCTTATGCTAAATTCCCTCGTATTGTGCAGACGCGACGGATGGGCGATGCCAAGAAAAATGCTCAGAATGACAAGGCGGTTAAGGAGCAACTTCGGAAACTCCGGAATGGAAATGAGAGCACGAGGTGGGATTGGCTCGAGAGCGAAAAGACGTTTGTAGTTGCGAAGAAGCTGTCCTCGACGGAGCATCTGTTGTTCAAGACGGATAAGCCGGATATGTTTATGCCGGAGGAGGCCGCTTGGAAAGGAATTATGGAGCGGCACTCCAAGGCTACCTTTGGCCGGGATACAGGGCGGGTTGAACCGAACTCCGGCAGTGAACTGTATGATTTCGGTGCAAAGATGCAGCAGGATTTGCCGTTCGTGGATTGGCGTGGGCTGAAGTCAAAGGAAGGTGCCCTGAACTCCACCACGAGGGAATTCGCTGCGAAGATGGGGCTGAAGCCTTATGAGGGCTCGGGGGAAGCTATGCGTAGGGCTGGGTTATTTGTCCGGAGGTATATGGCTCCAGCCCAGCTCCAGACCACGGATAATCCTGTGGCGAATAAAATCCGGATTATCACTAAGGAGGTGTTGGAGAAAGGGGAGCAGCTCGCTCAACGTTCGATTCTTGGGGCGCCAAAGAGGGTCGATGGAAGTCAGCTCAAAGGGGCGTTCTTCGGACCGCAGTGGGCGGATAATGGAAGCATTGCCTCCAGGGCCCGGAAGCTGTCTGAGGACCCAGAGGAGTGGGACTCGGTTATCAAGACGATTCAGGACGGTCAGGGCTGGCAAGCAGGGATTAAGAAATATGGGCTGTCGGAACGTGGGGTGCAGCTGCTCAAGAAGATTGAGGCAGAGGACGCTAAGCTCAGCCAGAGTATTATCAATGCTCAGCGGGCAGCCAAGATTCCCGAGGCCGATCTGTTTGTTCCCCGGCAAGGGCACTTTATGCTCTCACGGACTTGGAAGGGGGATTGGCGAGTACCGGTATATAATTCCAAGGGCAATATGGTGTATATAGCGGGCGGTAATACGAGGTCCGAAGCCATGAGTATTGCCGACGAGATGCTCAAGAAGAATCAGGGCTGGAGAAGGGCAGAACCGATTACCTCTAGCGAGATGCAGGATGTGAAGCTGTTGCAGAACTTGATGGATCGGGACCTGGATTTTAAGGAAGCGATGCGGCAGCAGCAGCAGATTTACAAGAGCAAGTCGAAGGCTGGCACACCGGGTACGTTCAAAGAGCGTCAAGATGTAGAAGGGTATCAGGTGGAATATGATGCCGATGACTTCATCCGCTCGATGATCCAACACAGTCGCCGGTATCGTAGGTATGAGGCTGAGGTCTCGACTCGTGGTATGTTCAAGAAGGAGTATGATGATCTGCAGTGGGATGACCCCGAGGCCTACGAAACTCTCATGGAACGTCTGAGCAAGATGTACGGGAAGGAGGGGGAGATTACTCAGGCTGTCAACAAAGCATTTGATACTGTGTTGAGTGGCGTGTTGGGGAATAACTCTGCATCCCGCATTGTCGGAACCGCCAACAAGCTGTTGTATCGCTATGCCCTGGGCTTTGCCAATGTGGGATATGCAGTGGCAACAATGGGTACATTCATCCAGACTGCGTTCCCGATGATGCAGATGATCAATACACTGGCGTTGAATGCCCCCGAGAGGCTTGGTAAGTACACCACCTATCAGCCTGTGTTTTCGGAACGTGGAGCTCGGATGTTGGGTAGCATCGACACGATGAAGATTGCAGGTCAGGGGTTTAAGGAACTAGGGAATCCCGATGCAGTGCTGACGAAGAACCTGCATAAGGCCGCTGAGGAGGGTGTGACCGATCCTCGATTCATCGATGAATGGGTTGGTCAGACCGCTGTAAACAAGCAACGGTTTAAGGGGATACTAGAAGGTAAGGAACCCTTTAGCCGGATGCTGAGTGCTGTGGCGGACACTATGCCAGCGGTTACGGAACGGGGCGCCAGGGGGCATAGCTTCGCAATGGGCCATGTGTTCTATCGGGACGTGATGGGGGTGACCGATCCGGAGTTGCTCTATAGGCTGGCGAAGGACTTTACCGAAAAGACTCAGTTTATGTATTCGGCGGGCGACCGGGCGCAGATATTCAACGGCCCCTTGGGTGGGATGTTTGGCCTGTTCAAGAACTGGATGAGCCACTATACCGGGTGGATGTTTTCGTACATGGGTGAAGCCGCCAAGTACGGCAACTGGAAGCCTATGCTATGGATGATGGGCGGTACTAGTGCTCTTGGGGGTGTGGGTGCATTGCCGTTTATAGGGGTTGCTGATGACGTTAGCAAGGCCATGAACAATGAGGGCCTGTTGCTTAACCTTTATGAGATGCAAGGCGGTGCTGACCCCGAAGGGATCAATATGGCTGATGCCGTGTACTATGGCCTGCCGTCGCTGTTCGGGGCATCCATACAGGGTACGGTGAGTGCTCCGTTGGCTGATCCGGGTGCCGATATTATCCGCATGTTCTCGTTTGCGCACATGAATCAGGCCAAGAAAATTGGGAATGCCTTTGGACCAGTGGTGGATGCGATGGAGGATAAGGGGCAGTATTTCATCACTGATCCGGAGGCTCGAAGGGCACTCCTCAATGCCACCGCACCGAAGACCCTGATTCGAATGTCGCAGGCTATGGCGGGACCGGATATTCGGAGTTTGAACTCCGGCAACGTGATGGTTAAGGGGATGTCCCCTATACAGAGGTTGATGTGGGGTGCGAGTTTGAATCCGAAAGAGGTCGAGGCTCAGTTTGAAATCAGCCGGGAACTCTGGCGGGATCAAGAGAAGATGAGGGAGCGAGTTGGGTATTACGGTCAACAACTTGCCAATATGTATGAGGCTCGTGATCTCTCAGAAGTACAGCGGCTGATGATGCGAGCGACGGTTGAGGGCGTACCCCTTGACTCTATCCAGCGTAGCGCTAAGGCTCGGCAATCGAGGCAGAATCAAGGGCTGATTGAAGCGCAGTTTGACAAGGCTACGCAGGCCCGGATGAGGGAATTAAACCTCTTGTGATTGAAGGAGGTTGACACGAAGAAGGTTCAGGGCGCGCTTTTGATCACTCGAGAGTGCGTCTTGTTTTATCAACTGATCCGCACGGTGTTGAGCAAAGGGTAGCTCGACCATAGGGATGTCCAGCCTCCGCATTGTTTTCCGCTCCATATTGGTTCTTTCGCAAAGGTCCTGGCCGGGAAAGTTTATAATGATCGCGGCGTCGGCCTTAGCTATAAACTCCATCGCCTTTTCTATCGTCTGCCTGTCGGTGTAGGCGTGGCCCATCTCCTGATTGAATAGCCTCCACGTGAGGGGGAAATTGTATATAGGCCAATCCGGCAGGTAGGCTTGGATTTTCTTCGTCATGAAGGCTCCATAATGTTCCCGCATGTTGAGTAGCTGTTCTGTCTCGCCTTCGAACGGGTGGGTTAGATAGATCATGATGGTGCTCCTAAATGTCTAGGGCGGTCAAGCCCTGAGGTATGAAGAATCGGCTACGCTTGATCCCGGTGACTCTATCCATGCCGGGGATCTCTTTGGGGTCTTTCCATTCCTTAATGATCTCACTTCGTACCATTGTGTCAAGGGTGTACTGGACCTGATGTGACGGTACGTGGGAGATGAGGAATTGGATTACACGGTGCTCGGGTACAGGTTTCTTTCCATTGGCGTTGTAGGATTTGAGGATGTAGTAGAATGTCTGGTCGATGATTTGTTTCGAGCCGGTGCCTGACATCTCCTTGAAGATCTCGGGCATCCGATCTTCGGCTTCGTAAAGGGTGGTGATAGCCCGGTCCCAATCTTCGTCCTCGATCGTCATGGAGTTGCGTGAGGCGGCATAGACCATGCAGAGTTTGAGAAGGTGCATGATCCGTCGAGTGTTGTAATGGATTAGTTTAGGGTGTGTGGGTTTGTCGTCCTCACTGTCCTGTAGATTCCACTCGTTGATTCGGTTTTGTGTGGATTTGGATACGGACATCGGGCCACGGAGTTCGTTGATCTTGCGGAGGTCCTTGACGAGGTCTAGCTCGAGCTTACGCTTGGCTCCTTCGTCGTCGAATACTCCACCCTCAAATAAGTTTGTCTTGATCGCCTTGTCATGGTAGATCATGATGGTGCGAGCGAAGAACCCCATGCCCCACGCCTCCTCCGGGAAGAGGGTCGAGATGTATTGGGGCTGGGTGCCAGCGATGATGTTGATGTGGGGGTTGCGGATTACGAGGTCCTCCTTCTGCGACCGCAAGCGTTCCCGGATTTCCGGGCCACAGTTATACGCATCGTTGATAATGGAAAGGAACTCCAGGTCGTGTTTGGATAGGAGGGTTCCGAATTCCGGCACACAAATAGTCATGCTTTGGTAAAACGTTTTAGTTTTGGTTTCCGGGTTATCGAACTCCTTCATGATCTTGGGGTCCGCAAGAGTATCGACCATACCCTTACCACTCATACTGGTGGGGGCCAAGTTAACCGCGTTGGACTCACTCAACAGTTCTCGTGCAGGCATCAGGGCTTGGTCCTTACCAACGCCTGGATTGGCTACAAGAAACACAAACATATTGGGGTACATTTTACCCCCGGAGAGGTTCAGCCAAACCCGACGTTCAAGCGCACTGGAAACCGTGGCGATGCCTGTCCAGGTCTTGAAGATTTCCGGGGTCGGAACGGAATCCATAAACTCAATAAAGGACCGAACCCAACAATCCGTGCGCCTTTTGGACAGTTTCGCTACGTTGTCTGCTGTCATGCCCATTGTACTCCTTCAGGCCGTCTGGGTTAGTATCGTTCCACAGCTTCTTCTTAGGGTCGTTCTTGGACCAGTTCCAACCTACGTCCGCGGTGCAAGGTATCCAAACCTCACGATCGCGAGCACGTAGGGGGTGGGGGATCAGGTCGAGAAGTGCGGGGATAAGGGTGTCTTCCATCTCTTCCGGGTATTGGATGAGGATGGCGTCATGTACTTGTGCAAGAAGTTTCACCGGGGCTCGGTATTTCATCCAGACCTTGAGCATACCTAGGTTCATAAGATCGCCGATGCTGGATTGGGGCATGTAGGCGATTGCCTCACGGAGGGTAGCGTCATCATCAGATCGCCCAAAGAATATACGTTTGCGCCCGAAGGGATTGATAAGAGTCCGGCTGGTCTGGAGTGTCTGGATAATCCACTGATGATATTCAGGGATGCCCGGGAACGCCTCGAAATAGTTGGCTTGGAATCGGAGCATAAGTTCCGTAGGCACATTGAGTTGAGTCGCCATGTGAGGCGCTTTTCCATAATAATTTGTGCCATGCCCGCCTCGTTTTGACATATCTCGATGGGAGAAGTGACGATAGAAAGGTTTGTCGGCAATGGCCCTGTCGGCCTTGTCGTCACCGGTCCAGTCTAGCTCAGTCCATATCATTTTGCAAACGGTGGTATGTAAGTCGCCAGACTCGCAGGCATCGAGGTAGGAGGAGTCTCCAAACAGGGCGTAGATGAACGCAGCGAGCATCCGGGACTCGGCTTGTTCAAGGTCGATGTAGGCAAACTTGCAGCCAGGGTCGGCGATGTACATTCGCTTGGCGTACTCGTTCTGGTTCTGCATATTAACGCCTTCGCCATAGACGTTCTTGCTCGACGAGAAACGTCCGGTCTCGGTGCCGGTTGCTTTGAACTGAGCATGCATTCTGCCGTCATCGGAGATGCGGGCGTGAAGGGCCTCGAGTTTTTTCTTGAGGTCACGGCAAGTTTTGATCAGGCTGATGAAAGGGCGAGCGTAGAAGTAGACCTTTAGTTTCTCAAGGGCCTGATCATCGGTGGTCGGGTTCTTGCTCCCGCGCTTGTACTTGGGCGGGAGGCGAAGAAAGCCGTAGAAAAAATCGTTGCACTGTTTGGGGGACTTTGGATTGAGGCCCTGGCCCCAGAATGCCTCTGCCAAAGTGTCGAGGAGGTTCTGGGCCGTGTCGAGTTCGGCTTGGGTTTCCCGGATGGTGATGCCTCGGCGACGATAGTCAATCCGGATTCCGGTGAGGGACATATCGAGGCAGACACCCTGTAGGGCGCTGGTGAAGTCATGGATCTGGCGAGTGTCGGCATCGAACTTCGGACGAAGGGTATCGACGAGTTCATGCGTCACGCAACAGTCGAGGCCGTTGTAGATGAAGTCGGACTCTCGCTCAGTGAGATTTTTAAAATCAACTTCGGCTGTGTTTAAGATTAGCATCGGTTAACCATCCTTCTTAGCTTGTTTGAACGAGGCCATTTGTTTCCAAGCGATTTCCTCGCAGTAGAGGGAGGCTAGGAAACCAAGGTCCTTGCTGACTTCCGGGTAAAGGGCGTGGTGGATGACAAGGCTGTCACCGTAGTAGTTGGTGCTCCGAATGCCAAGGAGGTCGTAGAGCCAAGTGGCATCGTAGAGGTAGCCTTGGCCCCGGACCTGGATGTTGGGGTCCTCGACAATTCGGCGGATGAACTCCCAGACAGCTAATTCGTCCTCGGCCTCTTGCCAGTAGTGGTATCCAGGTTTAGTGCGGTCAAGTATTGGGATAGTGAGCACGACGCTCGATGAGGTTGCGATCCCCACATCTGTGATCTGGCGTCGAGAAGGTACTGTCTCAATGTCCACCGTGGTAATATTGCTACCGTGACATTTCCAAAACTCTTCGAGGTCTGAAAGTGACTCGGGAACATAAATCGTTCGAGCCGTGGTACGGACATCGGGATGTTTAGACTCGCGGATGGCTTTATGCACATCGGCCTTGAAGATGGGTTGAAGCGCAAAATTGGCCCAGCAGGCACCGGGAGAATAAGTGGGTATGACTTTAGTACCTGGGTTAAGTTGGCAATCGTGAACCGCGCCTCGGCACTGTCCGATCTTGTCATTTCCAATAAGGATGCGACTAACCTCTGCACCCAAGGCGAGGATGCAGTTGGGTTGGTGGATTCGGATGTGTTCTTGCAACTCCGCAACAAATGGGAGAATGTCAGGATCGAAAAACTTTTTCTGGATTGGGCCGAGGATGTTGGTGTACTCGGCGGGTATGGATTTCTTGGGAACCAGCCATCGGTCAACTTTCCCTTGCGGAGGGAAGTGAGGAACGACATTGGTTCGGAAGGTTGATTTGAGTTCATACTGTACCTCGTCACAGGCTTCACGAAGGAGCATGGCGCTCCCGCCCTGTAGTGCATACCCGGCCTGGAAGTCCTTCTGACCGGGGTAGCGGGATACTATCATAAGCTCGGCGTCAGGTGGACCGACTGGCTTGATGAGTTTGGGATGGTAGGGGAGGGTCATGGACGTTTACTCCTCAGAAGTTTCGGGAGCCATAAGGATTCTATTGCCGCGCTGAGCGTATCCTCGGTCAAGCTCAATGCCAACACCCGACCGTGCTCCTGCCTGTTTGGCGGCCAGTATGCTATTGAAGCTCCCTGCCGTTGGATCGAGTATTCTGGTGGTGTCATCGACCACAAGGTTGTAAAAATGCCGTAATACCTCAAGTGGCTTCTCACTAACGTGGCCGCTGTCGCGGGTCGTCGGTGCAGTAAAAGAGTCTGCGACAGGCTTGACGATTTTGCGGTCGCCCCGAGATGCGAAGAGAGCTGTCTCATGAGTATGGCGGGGTCCCCTGCGGTAATCAGCGAGTACTCCAGCGTTGTCACTTTTGTGCCAGATAAGGTGGTGCGGCCAGACGGTGAAACCCGCGGATGAAAGCAGATCAATAGTCTCAGCTCGGTACCTCGCGTCGTACCAGAAAATAAGGTGCGCAGAGGTCGCGCAAAGTGTCTCCACCCTATCGACCAAAGTGCCGAGAAGCGCGAAGTATAAATCCTTGGAGTCCCCATAGATGTTGTGGTGTTTTGCATAGTCGAACCCGCTCTTGTCGTAATTGATTCCGTAGGGGAAATCGCAGTGGATGAGGTTGAACCTGGGGCCGCTGTAGGTGGAGGCCCATTCGATGAAGTCGGCTTCAACGGCCTGGAAGCGGTCGAGGTTGATCCGGACTTCGGTCGCGCACTTCTCACCGGGCTCACGTTCGAGGGAACCAGTGGGTCGCTCCGAAAGTGAATTCAGGAGTGAGTCGCTAGACTGGTCCTCAACATCGTCGATCGTGATGCCTGTGCGGATTGTTTCGCTGAGTTCGTTGAGGGTTCGCTCTTCCTTCCGCCCGATGACGTTCATGGCTCCGGTGAGGGAAGTGGCCGCGAGGACAAGCTCATCTTTTTGGTGAATGTACTTGGCTGCACGAAGGCAGTTACTTACATGCATCTCGTTGGAGGATAGGAGTTCCGCAACGTGCTTGAGGGTAGCTTCACCTTCGGGCTGGAAGGATTGGAGTTTCTCCACGGCCAATGCGACCTCTTTCCAATCCATCTTCTTGGCGTGGATGTTCTCGATGAGTTCGATGACGGTCAGGTCCTCGGGAGTGAGGTTGGAGCCAAGTCGCACCGGGATGTGGGTCCAGCCAATGTACTCGGGCCGGGGGCAAGGGCGTTGGAGGAATTCGTTGATCCGGAAAGCCTCAAGACGATGCTGGCCTGCGATGTAGGCACCGGAGTCGGAATCCACGATGATGGGGTTGATGAGATCGTTGGAGGCAATGGACTGGGCAAGGTCGTTGGCGTGATCCTTGTCAAGTTTGAATCGTTGGCGTTCGGGGGGCTCGAGGATGTCAGCGGTTGCGAGTAGAGTGATTTTGGTTTCTAGCATGGGGGTGCTCCGTGAGGGGGCCGAAGCCCCCAAGGTTATAGATGGTTGTAAAGTTCTTGCTGCTGTGACTCAGCACGTTGAAGTTTAGAACGGCAAGCGCGAAGTTGAAAGACAATTTCAGTCAGCAAGCCTTCGGGAATTTCTTGCTTTTCTGTCGTGCCTACTGCGGAGGGTTGAGCCCCTCGAAGTCTTGCAAGAAGATCAGTTTGACTTTCACAAACTTCATGAGCCCGCTCAAAGAGTTCCTCCGCAAGTTTGTGAATTACAACAAGTTCGGACTCTTGTTTGGGTGCAACAGGGTTGCTTGGCATCATTTGTGCTTCGGTTGAGTTCATGAGGAATTTCTCCTAATGTTGAGTAAAGAAGAGGCCCGAAAGCCTCCTCCTCCATTCATTGTGCCGGCAGATTAACTGTCGGCGGTCACTTGGTTTTCATTGATCTTGGCGATTGGGTCAGTGGAGCCCTGCGGGACTTCATGAACAATCGGAGCAATGAAGGAACAGCCGGTGAGTTCGGGAAGGATTTCTTCCAGAGTCTTGTCGTCATCGGCGACGCCCACGACCTCAGTGAATTCCTTCAAGCGCCACAGGCTGTCTTCGGTGATCCAGAAGGTCATCCGTTGCTTGCGCTCGTTGGCGTTCTTGACCTCAGCGAGTTCGTCTTCATCAACGTCGCTTTGTGGTTCGGTCATTCGGCAATCGAGCTGTACACCGGGAGTTTTCTTCTGGCTGGACTCGACGATCTCAAAGCCAGCGATGGTCCACAGGTAGTGGCCAATGGGGAACGGCTTTGGCTTTTCGATGTCGCTGGTTTTCTTACCG